AACTGATATGGACTTTAAATCCGACGAAATTAAAAATTCGTTAAAAGAAATTATTAACCAAATCTTTTTAGATAACTTTTTAGAAAATGAAAATTTTAAATTTTATCTAACAAAAAAAATCAAATCGTCAGAGGAACCAGTACAAATTGAGAATGTTTAATATTTATAAATAAAACATTCAAAATGAATTTAACAATTTTAAAACCAAATGAAATAGGGAGAGGGATATTAATTGAGGAAGATGCCGGATTTATTTCCCCAACAGATAAGAAAAATGCTGCGATGATTAAAGAGTCTAAAGAAGATTTAGACCATTCAAAACCTTTTGAATTTTATGCGGTTCTACAAAAATATAATACACCAAATAGAAATGGTAGATTGTATCCTGAGAGAATCTTAAAAAGAGAGGCCGAGAATTATAAAAAGATGATTAACAAAGGAACAGCCCTTTCAGAATTAAATCATCCTGAATCATCGTTAATTGATTTAGATAGAGTATCTCACGCAATTACAGAGATATGGTGGGAAGGACCCGTTTTAATGGGTAAAATAAAACTATTAACATCTCCTGGTTTCCACGAAAGAGGGATTGTATCAACCAAAGGTGATTTGGCGGCAAACTATCTTAGACAAGGTGTTACATTGGGTATATCTTCAAGAGGTGTGGGGTCTCTTAAAAAAGTGGGTGAACAAAATGAAGTACAAGATGATTTTGAATTAATCTGTTTTGACTTAGTTTCATCACCATCAACACCAGGAGCATACCTTTTTCAAAATCCTGATGATAGGTTTAATTTTGATGAGAATTTGGAAGAAGAGAAAAAAATGAAAGTAGAAAGACAAGTTGGCGAATCTGGAAACAAATCGCTTGACTTAATGAAAAAATTAAACGATTATTTAGGATACTAAAAAAAAATTAAACATTATGGACGAAAAGTATTTCATCGCAAAAATTACATTGGATTCAGTAGATACTGAAACAGGAAAACTTAAAAAGTTAAGAGAAGAAAAATTAGTTAGTGGTTACAATCCCACCGACGTAGAGGCGAAAGTCACTAAAGTATTTGAAAATTATTCTATGGAGTGGAGAATAACCGCAATCGTTGAGAGTAAAATTAACGAAGTTATAGAATAAAAAAATTTTAATTGATTAAACTAAAAGGAGACATTTTGTCTCCTTTTTTTGTTTTTTACATTTTTGTGATATTTATTAATAAATAAAAAGATGTTATGAATATTAGTACAAATGTGCTTTTTTCATAATTTCATATATTTATATATTAAAATAACATAAAACAAATGGCAAAAGAAAAATCTTTAGTTGAAGAAGCTATCATCCAAATGAAAAATTTGGAAGAAGCGGTAGCTGAAAATGCAAAAGGAATACTTGCTTCTACTATGAAGGAAGAAATCAACGAACTAGTAAAAGAATCTCTAACTGAACAAGAAGAAGATGAGATTGAAACTGACATTGACATGGAATTACCTGACATGGATGACGAAGAGTCTGACGATGAAGAAGGTGATGAAATGGATATGGATAACCTTGATATGGACGATGACGATTCAGATGATGAAGATGAAGATGTTATCGACCTAACTAACATTAAAGATGATGAAGAAATCTTGCGTGTATTCAAATTAATGGGTCCTGACGATAATATTGTTGTTACTAAAGATGATTCTGGTAACATTAATATTAAAGACAACGAAACTGACGCTGAATATATGATTGTTACAGAAGGTGAAGATGGATACGGTGAATTTGATGAATCGGGAGAATTTGATGAATCAGATGAATCTATCGAATCTATTGTTGAAAGAATTTTTGGAAACGACAACGACGAAGAAGAGGAATTTTCTTTTGATGACGAAGAAGAAAGTTTTGACGATGAAGAAGATTTTGAAGAATTCGATGAGTCTGAAGAATTAGTTTATGAAATTGAAATGGACGAAGAAGACGAAGAAGAAGACGATGAGGAAGAAGAGATGAATGAAGATGACGATATGGGTGACGAAGAGGAGCCTGTTATGGAATCTAAAATGTCTGTAAAACCTAAAGGTACTGGAATCGGAAGTCCTAAATTCAAATACGATGCTAAACCAAACCAAGGAAAAGGATTTGATGTGAAGAAAAAAGAAGCACCAAAATCAGTTGGAACAGGTAAAGCTAAATTTGAATACAAAGAAGGTGAAAATCTTGATGGTGAATTTAAAGCCATTAAAAAAGCACCGGTTAAAAAAGCGTCCGTTAAAAAAGTAGAAACTAAAGAAGCTGCTCACACATACGGAAATGGTTCTAAATCAGGTAGAGGATTAAGAAAAGGAATTACTCCTAACAGAAATCTAACATTTGAAAATACAGAATCAAATGAATTAACAATTCTTAGAGAAAAGAATGAAGAGTATAGAAAAGCTCTTAATGTATTTAGAAATAAATTGAATGAGGTTGCAGTATTTAATTCAAACTTAGCTTACGCTACTCGTTTGTTTACAGAACACTCAACATCTAAACAAGAAAAAATAAATATCTTAAGAAGATTTGATGGTGTTGAAACTATCAAAGAATCTAAAAATTTATATCAAAATCTTAAAGATGAACTTTCAGTTAATACAAGTCAACCAATGAACGAATCGATGGAAAGAGCAATTCAAAAAGCTCCGGTATCAGGTTCAGCGATTAACTTAATTGAATCAAAAACTTATGAAAATCCTCAATTCCTTAGAATGAAAGATTTAATGAGTAAATTAAAATAAAAATAAACTAAAAATTAATAAAAACCAAAAAAATGGGAGCATTATTAGAATCAGGTCTAGTTGGTAACATAGGGTTAAAACACCTTAAAGTTATTAAAGAAGACACAATTAACAAATGGGATAAATTAGGATTCCTAGAAGGACTTAAAGGTCACTTAAAAGAAAACGTAGCTCAATTATATGAGAACCAAGCGTCTTTCCTAATCAACGAAGCTACTTCTGACGGGTCTTCAGGTTCATTCGAAACTGTTGTATTCCCTATCGTAAGAAGAGTATTCTCTAAATTATTAGCGAATGAAATCGTATCTGTACAAGCAATGAATTTACCAATCGGTAAATTATTCTTCTTTGTACCTAAAATTCAAGGGTATGATAATGGAACAGCACAAACACCTGAAAATGGTTATGCAGGTGAATCAGGAGAGCATTATTCTCCATACGGAGCACCAAACTCTAACGCAACTGAAGTTGGTTCTGGTTACGGAAACAGTGCAGGAGCTTACAAGAAAAATCTTTATGATTTATTCTATGAAGGAAATGAAGGTCAATTAGACCCTCCAGGATTGTTTGATTATTCTAAAGGACAATGGTCTGCAGTTACTGCTACAACATTAGTTCAAAAATGGTCTAATGGTGGATTAATTGATGCTGATGGAGCATATAATGATTCTAACGTTAGAAAAGTAATCGTTAAAATGATAAATTTCGCTAACACTGGTGCTGGTAAATTAATCGGACCTGATGGTAACGAATATGATTCTGAAACTTTCTTATCTGATTTGAAAATTTACGCTAACGGTACTGCAACAGACGGTACTTGGTCAGGAGATTCTCCTTGTGATGTAGTATTTAACGCGGCTGGTAATCCTAATTCTTTATTGTTTAGAGTTGTTACTCAACAATATGGTAAAGGTATCGTATCTTACGGTGGTCAATCACAAGCTCCTTGGGCTTCTCAAGGTAATAATGGTAACTACAATGATATCTGTGATATCGAAGGTACTATTTACTTAGAAGTTGATTTATCTTGTCCTGTATGTATTTCATGTGGTGCTGACTCTTTAGACGGTTACACAGGAACAACAATCGGAACATTAGCAAATAATGACTTTACTGCTGTTTTCAGAAGATATAAAGAATTAGAATTTGAAGATAAAATCGGTGAGGTTTCTTTCGAATTAGATTCAGTTACTGTTACTGTTACAGAAAGAAAATTAAGAGCACAATGGTCTCCTGAGTTAGCTCAAGACGTTGCTGCTTTCCACAACATCGATGCTGAAGCTGAATTAACAGCTTTATTATCTGAACAAGTTGCTGCTGAAATTGACCGTGAAATCTTAAGAGATTTACGTAAAGGTGCTGCTTGGAACTTGAGATGGGATTACAATGGTTGGAAACGTTTATCTTTGACAACTTCTTATACTCAAAAAGATTGGAACCAAACATTAATTACAGCAATCAACCAATTGTCTGCACAAATCCACAAATCTACTTTAAGAGGTGGAGCAAACTGGATTGTTGTATCTTCTGAGGTTTCTGCTATCTTTGATGATTTAGAGTACTTCCACGTATCTAATGCTTCTCCTGAACAAGACCAATATAACATGGGTATTGAAAGAGTTGGAACATTAGCAGGTCGTTACCAAGTTTACCGTGACCCTTACTTCCCAGCTAACACAGTGTTAATTGGACATAAAGGAACATCATTGTTAGACACAGGATACATCTACGCACCATACGTACCGTTACAATTAACACCTACAATGTATAACCCATTTAATTTTACACCAATTAAAGGGATTATGACGAGATACGCGAAGAAAATGGTAAATAACCGTTTTTACGCACGTATCACTGTAGATGGTGTAAGAACATTTGACTTAAGAGAATTGAGATAATCAAAAATCTTATTATATTTAACAAAAAGAGGACTATATGTCCTCTTTTTTTATTTATAGAATGGGTTAAAAATAAATGGATTATAATTTGACTTTTAAGTAATTATTATTATATTTATATAAATATGATACTATGAAAACCAAATTAACACCTGAAATTATAATTAACATTATTGAATTATATCAAACTGAAATTCCGAGTACTCATAAATTAGCCGAAAAATTTAAGGTTGGTCATAAAAAAATTAGTCAAATATTAAAGGAAAATAATATTGTGATTAATAAAAAAGGTGGTCAAACCCAAATGGGGAATAGTTTTGAAATTGAAACCACAAAATCTAACTTATATACAACTTCAGATACCCACGAATTAATTGCTCAATGTAAAAAAACTAATATGGTAATTAAAGACCCCAATAATTTATCCGGTAAATTAACCAAACATATTATTGAGTTATATGGAGATGTATGGATTCCATCCAATACTTACCAAAGAAAAAAATACGAATTAATTAACAACAAAAAGTGGTTTGAGGAGTATTTCAACATAATTAAGATTGAAAATTCTCCTACAAGAAAATGTAAATTATGTGAGTGGGTAACAGAAGACACTTCAAATAAAACAGGTTGTTTTGAGACACATATAAGTAAATCTCATAAAATAACATTAGATGATTATTTATTAAAATTCCCTGAAGATATTAAACATCACCCAAATTACATAAAAAAAACAGAATTAACCAAATTTTTATCTAAAAGTAAAAATTATGTTATTTGTAAAATTTGTGGTGAAAAAATGAAAAGTATATCAAACACTCATTTAAAAAATAAACATAATATCACAACATTAGAATATAAATTAAAATATCCTAATGAAAAAATAGTTTCAACATCTATTTCTGAATGTTTAAGTGATTTAGCGAAACTAACAAATATTAATATGATACCTACTTGGACATCAAAAGGTGAGACGGAGATTAAAGAGTTTATCGAAAGTGTTGGATTTATGGTTAATAAAGGTAAAAATCGTAAATTATTAGATGGTAAAGAAATTGATTTGATTGTTGATGGTACCAATATTTGTATTGAGTATGATGGATTATATTATCACACAGAAAAAATGGGAAAAACTTCATCATATCATCTAAATAAAACAATAGAGTGTAATCAAATAGGATATAAATTAATACATATTTTTGAGGATGAATGGGTTATTAATACCGAATTAGTTAAATCAAAATTAAAACATTTATTAAATGTAAATGATGGTGTTAAAATTGGTGGTAGAAATGTTGTCATTAAAAAAATAAATTTAGAAGATAAAACATTTTTTTTAAATAATAATCATATACAAGGCACCGATAAGTCAAACATATATTACGGGGCATATTATAATAATGAATTAGTTGGTGTTATAACATTTAATGGTCGTAGAAATATGACTAAAAATAATGACGGTGAATTTGAATTAAGTCGATACGCAACAAAACAAAATTATTTAATTAGGGGGTTAGCCTCTAAATTTATTAAACATTTTATTAATGAGTATAACCCAACATCAATAATTAGTTTTGCGGATAGAAGATGGACAATTAATCCGGAAAATAATCTATATACTAATTTGGGGTTTAATTTAGTATCAATAACAAAACCAAATTATTATTATTATAATTCAAAAATTAGTAAATACAAAAGATTTCATAAATTTGGATTTGGTAAAAATAATCTTAAAAAAAGATTTCCGGATTTAGACTATAATAAAACGGAAAAAGAACTCACATCTGAATTGGGTTATGACAAAATATGGGATTGTGGGTTATTTAAATATCGATTAGAATTATAATAAATTATTGGATATTTATATTAAAAGAATTTTATGAAAAATTTATATTTCTTGGATGGAGAGGAAAAAGATAGGATTTTAAATCTTCACGAGAGTGCAACAAAGAGACAATACTTATCAGAACAGGGTGTTAATTTAAACGACCCATTAGGGATGACCACACCTATAAAGGACACTATAGTTCAAGGACCAGAGGGTGACCCATATCAATATATGAAATGGAGTGATAAATTTTGGTACGCAAAAAAAAATACAGGTAAAAACCCCAATTGGACTGAAGTAAAGACACCTAAAGGTGTTGAAGCTATTAAAACTAAAATTTATGGTGCTTCCCCCAAAACAACCGTTGATGTACCTAAAAAAAATAAGGTCTCTAAAGTTGTCCCAACAGTTAAAAACACAGAACAATCCAAAAAAGAAAAAATTAAAAAAATTTCTAAATACAATTACACTCCAAGAATTGACCAAGAACTTAAATATATCGTAGATAGAGATATGGATAATAAACCATTTTTTATTTATGACCCTAAAGAAAATTTAATTTATTTATTTGCACCATCCACCGGTTGGTTTTCACCACCAACTTTAGTTGATTATACTTCAGTGGTTGACGGTGCTGATGTCCAAAAAGATGCTCAACCGTTTACAATTGAGGATTGGTGTAAAGTTAGTAAAAAAGATGGTAAGTTTTTATTATCTGAACCATATAAATGTACTGACCCCACAACAGGTAAACCATCAGAACCAATCTATTCAAGTTTAACTAAAATTGCTGCTAGATTTTTACCTAAAGGGATTTATAGTATTAGTAGTTTAAGTAGTGATAAAGGTTATGTGGGAAAAGGTAAAAATGTTCTTCATTTAAAAGATAGTGGTGGTAAAAACATTGTTGGTGCAATTCACGGAATACCGGCTGGATTACCGGATAGATTAACTGCAAGTGCGGATTTAGAATCTTTATTAAAAAAACAAATTTCATCAGGGAAAGTACCCCAAGAATATTTAGATTCGGCAAAATCTATAGCATACGCAAATCAAAGTTTTGGGTGTGTTGGGGTTCCCGCTAAATTTATTGATAACCCTAATGTTAAAAAATTGGCTCAAAATGCTAGACTTTTTGTTATGGGAGAAACTAAAGGTAGTTTTTTAGTTCAAAATTCTACAGAATTTTTTGATAAATTACACGGAGATGGACAACAATGTGTAGACCCAATTATGTTGGCTCAAAGTATAGGAGAAAACAATACGGGAGTTGCGTAATTTTTTGGTTAATTAATTAAATTTCGTATCTTTGCGGTATGAAAAATTTATATAAAATAATCATTGTCTTGATAATTCTATTAACTTCAACAAGTTATGTAGGATTAACATCAAAAACAAAAGAAATATCTATAGTGGTTATTGGGGATTTTCCCAAGAATGATGTAGTATTTGTTCAAAACAATCTTAAAAAGTTTTATAACTGTAAAGTTAATATTCTACCAAGAATTGATGTACCTGTAGAATGTAAAATAAAAGGATTATCAAAGTATTCATCGGTTAAAATAGTGAAACTACTTAATACTAAATTTAATAATACTAATGGTAAAGTAGTTGCATTAACTCAATTAGATATTTGTACTAACAGACAATTAAACGGTAAAACATTTAAAAATTGGGGGGTAATAGGTCTTTCGTTATTAGGAACTAAATCCTGTGTTGTTTCTAATAAAAGAATGAGAACCAATTATTACGGTAAATTAGAAAAAGTCGTTATCCACGAAATAGGACATACTTTAGGTGTCCCCCACTGTAATCACAATAAAAAGTGTGTTATGAATGATGCGAAGGGGAAGGGTTCAACAATTGATAATGAATCAATATGGATGTGTGATAATTGTAGAAAAAAAATAAAATATTAAGAGACTTCGGTCTCTTTTTCTTTTTTAGATAAAACCCTAATTGATTTAGAAATCACTTCGGCTTCACCCAAAGAGTATATTCCAGAATGGAAGGCGTATTTAACGGCTTGTATTAAAAAGTAGTTTGCTCTATCATTATCCATAGTATCTAAAAGAATATCTAAGTGCTCTTCAGTGTGTAGGGGGATTGATTCAAATAGTTTTCCGAATATTTCAGGTTGTTGTTCCATATTTAATTATATAAGATATTTATAATTATACTATGAAAAATAATAAAATACATATTAACGAGGGAACAAGTGATGGTGGGGGAAGAGGTTCTTATGTTGGGCCAATGCAACCGGGAATTAGAATATTTAAAAAATCTGATATGCAACCGTTTAACATCCCTGTTTCTAAATATGATGACGCAATGTTGGAGTACGATAGTTATGATGGGTCTATGGATGAACCAAAAAAACAAATCAAAAAGATTGAGTCTAAATCTAAAAAAATTTCCAAGTATATGGAAAAACATCCGGAGTTAACATCAAGTGATGAGGACGGAAATAATATTAATCAAACCCCCGGTAAGAAGAAGGAGATAGTCCCTATTGTAACGGAATGGTTTGAGATAACCAAAGACACCATTTTAGAAGATATTACCCCAAACGGTCTAAAAACACCCTCTAATTACGATAGAGTAATTAACAAATTTAAAAGTAAGATACCACAAGAGTATCATCATAAACTTGATGTTATGTTTAATAAGGTAAAGGAGTTTATACAAGACCGAGGATTTAACATAAAAGTTATTAATGGATGTCAGACAGGATATAGAGGTGTTCGTACAAGAGATTCAATTATTTTATGTTCTCCGGATACAATACCTAATTTAGCGGGGTTCGTTTATGTTTTATTTCACGAATTAAAACACGAACAACAAATGATAGATTTTGGTTTAGCAGATTCCTATATGGGGGATATTGAGGACTTTGAAGAGTTCTACCAAATTTATTGGGATATGGAAATGGATGCTGATAATTATGGTAAAGATTGGGTTAATAAAATTGGGAAAGGTTTAGGACTACCTAATGAGTATTATCAATTAGACCAAATGATTACAAACTACCCTATGATGTCTTCTATGGTTAAACAGATGATGACACAATTACATAACCAAGTTCAAATATTAAAAAAACAAGGTATGACTTATACCGACATAAGTGATTTAGATGTTGTTAAAAAACATTTAGATAAATTAGAAGATATGTTTTAAAATAAAAAATCCCAAAACGAATCGTTAAGGGATTTAATTAAAAAGGTTTTATCTGAAAAACACTAATCTAATTTAGACAGTATTGTTGATAAAGAATGTTTTATTTGAGAACTCATTTCAGTTTCAAATTCTTGTCTAATCTTCTCGGTTTTATTATCGTACATAGTTGTAACTCTTTCCCAATTTCTATTACTAATAACAACATCATAATGATATACATGGTTAGTGATACTAATTTGTCTATCTTGTAAAACAATAAATAATTCTAATTCGCTATTCTTAATGTACCTCTTCATTGAAAGGGGGGCGATTAAAAATTTAGAATTTGGGTGATTAATTAATTTTCTACATACAGATGTACATATTCTTTCATTATCCTCAAGTATTGGTCTATCATTACTTGTTAGATTTCTGAAGAATTTAACAATCTTATAATTAATTTTTTTCCTTAATCTCCTTAAAATTTTCATCATTTTTATTTTTAGATTATTCTACAAAGATAATAATAAAAATGATATAAAAAAGAAAAATTAAACTTTTAATTAAAAATTGTTTCCTTGTTGTGGAGCTGAGGTATAAACACCTAAAGATGTTGTTCCTAATTTGGTTGCGATAGTTCCTAATACAACGGAATCATCAGTACCCCAATTTGAAAGTTCATCACTCGTTAGAGTAACATTTGACGATAATAATTCTTGAAAGTTAGAAACTAAACCGTCGGCGATAGTTCCATTTCCGAAAGTTACTTGGAAGTTAACTCTTGAAGCTCCTAATGTGTATGGTCTTGCCACAGCAAACATTAAGTCTGCGGATTCAGTAATTGCTGAGAAAGGGGTTACTTGTGTTGTTTTTTCAGCTGCCGGTGTAATTTGTGCGTATAACATAATTTTTATTTATTTTTAATTGTTTAATCCGTTTATTCCTCCTAACGCAATTGCGTTTAATTGAACTACCGCTTTACCTAATCCATTTGTATAAGTCGGATGAGGGGGTATTATAGATATAGTGTTACCACTACAATCTAATACACATACATTATATTCAGTTCCTGCTGATAGTGGAGCATTACACTCGGTACAATCGTCGAACGGACCATATACGAATGTTGTATTAGTTTCTCCGGTTGTAGACGCGCTAAAATCCAATGAAATACAATTTAAATTAGTATCTTGATATGTTTTTCCGGTTAAAAGACCCTCAACCGAAATAAGTTCAATTGGTGAATCATCAATACAAGATGTCCCTGAGTAATATATATTTGCCATAATTTTTTATTTATAAATATCCATTTATTCTGAATATTTTACATTAACAATCTGAAATTTGATTTGTTTTTTGTAAGTGTTTATTTCCCCACTACTTTCGACTTTTATATCTATGTAATATTCATTTGGTATTTTATCTCTTGTGTCGAACATAAAATAATATTCATTTGGTGTTCGATTAATTTTTGTCCAATCTTGTACTTGAACTTCTGTTTGACCTTCTCTAACATAAATTCTATAATACGCACTAACATTTTGCAATAATTTTTGTGTAGAATATGCTTGTTTAATAACCACACCAACTTTTCTCATGTCGGTATTATATATTTTTTCATCTTGTTTTAAACCATAAAAGTCAAAACCATATAATTTAGGTTCAGATGAAACAACCCCCATTTGAATTGAATTTTTTAATGGGTATATAACAAAATCGTTAGTCATTTGAGGTAATCCAAATCCGTTTAAATTTAAATTATACCATCTATCAGAAAATGTGCAAGGTGTTTTATAACCTAAAAGAGGAGGGATAATAACTTCATACACACCTTTAGTTTTTTGACAAGTACTAAGACCAATTAGACCAGATATTTCAGTACCTGTCGAATCTAAAATATCCACCATTGGATTATTATCTAAATTAATCGGATTACCATTATCAAAAAGATATAGGTATAATTTATTTACTTTTCCCAAACTAAATAAATTTCTATCATCTTGAATTAAATCATCGTAAGATGTTTCTAAAAATGGTTCGTAAAATGTTTGTGTATGACGAGTAAAAAATTGAACTTCGTAGTTATCGGTAATACCTGTTATGTTCTCAACTTGTGGTTTGTAAGCAATTCCCCATCCTGAAACATTAGTTAATTGACCGGTTAATATAGCATTAATTTCGTCCGACATATTAAAACTAACATTTTCATTACCAAATTCAAAATGTTGGGTATCAACAATGGTTAACCCACTATAAGGAACATTACCAATGTTTTGATTATTATATATACCTTCTTCTTCCCAAGTACCAATAGTGGTTGTTTGAAACCAATTTGATGCTCTATCAGAAAAGTTTTTATCTGATGGACTATAATCGTAAATTAAATCGGCAAAATCATACCCAACACCTTCATCCCAAACTTGGGGTTGGTCAGGGTCATTATCAATATATGGTATTCTAAATAAAATTAAATCAAATGAAGTGGCTCTCATTCTACCTTGAGATGTGGTAGTATTTAATAGTTCTTCATTAAATGATGAGGTATTCACCATTCTTAAAGTATGTGTTGGAAGTTCACCACAATTTAAACTTATTGTACCATCAGAAACTTTTTGAGTTAATAAGGTTAAATCTAAATCAAAGATAAATCTACTATACCCGTTTGGGTATTGAGAACTAATAACTGAACCATAAAAAAGCTCGGTAACCGGATTTCTTCCAGTATTTACAAAGCTATTTGAAGTAAGGGTATTGTTCTTGCTAAAATATGAGTTATTAATTGACATTTAAGTGTTTTACTTATAAATATCAATTAATTCGAATATTTTGATTTAGTATGTCATTTTCCGCATTGGCTAAAATACTTTCTACCTCAAAACTAGTTTGTCCATTACCAGATGCCACCGGAACCGGAGCCATTGTCGCCGTTGGGTGTACGTGACCCGTAACAAAAGCAAACATTTTTCGGAGTAATATCATCAATTGGTCTCCTCTAACAACAGGGTAAGTTTTATTAAGAATACTTCCCTCACCTCTAACAAATCTATCTTGGGGAATACCATAAAGAGTGTCAGATAAATCAATTAAACCTTTTGGTCCTGTTGAATCGTGAGACAATAAATAAACTCTTTGACTACCCAATATTCCATAAGTTATATCAGAATTATTGAAATCATTTAATATTGAAATCTCTTCTTTTTTATCAAATTGTGGACCAATAAATGGTGCTCCTTTTGAATTTGTTGTGGATATTAGGAAAAAACCGGTTTTTGTTTGAGTTGAATTACATTTAATTTTAGAGTAAAATTTAATGTAATTTGTGATAGCGGTTATATTTGTAGTGTTTGGGTTAGTGTTATTACCTATTTCATAGGATAATTTTGATGGAGTAACAATTAAAGGTAAATTAGCCCCCTTTACAAAATTTTGGGGGTTTTTAACCGCATATCCCGGAATATCAATATGACCATCAAAAACGGAAGAAATAAATTTATTAATTTTATTGATACAAGTATCAAAGTCATCACCAACAAAAGAATAACTCTCAACGGCATTTGTATAGTTAGTACCAACACTTAAAGATGTAATACTTTCCGGTTTAAAATTTTTAGTATTAACAGAAATACTTGGTATTACATTATGTAAACTAACGGTTCCAGTAAAATTAGAATTACTTTCTAATGTTGATGACACATCCCATATTATCATTTTTTTAACCATATCAACAACTTCCTCAAACCTAGTGTCCATTGTTGGTGTACCAGGAATTTCTTGTGTTGAGAAATTAGATAATTGTAAAAACCCTCTTTTTGTGTTAACTTCAGGTAATGCTCCGGTAAGAGGTTTTGATTTACCAGCGCGAATTAACACCTCATTTTGTTTTACAACGACATCAGCTGAACCTCTACCCAATAAAGCGTTATCTCCTGGTTCAGGATAAATACCCTTATTTAAAGTTGGGTTTCTATATTCACCATTTTGATTTTTAATTGATATCCCCTCTTTTATTTTATCACCTGACGCTAAAAATTTTTGAGCACCATTAAATTGCTCAAATGATGTTTTTGTTGGCGAAGAAAATGGTCCTTGAATGTAAAATTGATTTTGATTTGGGAATTGTTTGTTCATATAAATGATATGAACATATTCATCAATTTTAGGTGTTTGACTAATGTAGAAAGGTAATAATGGTATAAAAACAATTGGGTCTTTACTTGTCCATTTATCAGTCTCTTCAGACCAATTTGGGACAGCTCCTATTATGGCCGAATAATCTTTACTTTCAGGTAAAACACGTAAACGACCAAGCATAGTGGGGTCTTGGTTATCATATACTCTACCGGCAAATAATATTTGATACTTATTTTGACTATCTATTTGCATTATTTAGTATTTGTTCTTTTTTGATATTCTTTTAAAATTGTGTTATAGGTAACCTCAACCTTATCTAAATGTTCTGTTAATTTGATAATAGTTTCTTTTGTTAATTTAAAATCTTCTTGGATAAAATCCATAACAAAAATTAAATCTTTGTTTGATGAAGATTTATAATTTTTTATAATATCTAACGCCTTTTCTGATTCTTCTATTTTTGTCATAATTATATTTTTTTTCCGGAGGCTTTAGATGGGATAGTTAAACCTGCTGGTGTCATTGTTAATGGTCCTATAGCTATCTCTAATTTACCATTTGAATCTTCTTCATTTGCCATAGCTTTCATTTGTCCAAATTTTGATAATATGTCTAAATTTGGACTCCCATCTGGTAATGCACCTGTTGGGACCCCAATTTTTTGGAATTCCTCAATAGAACCAATAAAAGCTCTTGATGCTGAATACCCGTCCAATAATTGTGAGGCGAATAATAATGGTAATGGTATTCCACCACCAAGACCAGGTATTGATGATGTTATTAACGATAACATTGATAATATTTCATCAACAACGCTTTTACATCGTCTCCAATCACTAATAAAACTTGACACAATTAATAATAATTGTACTAATTTTAAAATCATCGTTAATCTTTTATTAATTTTTTCTTTTATTAAATCAGTAACTACTTTCTGAATTAATACCATAATGTCTCTTTTAATCAATTCAAATAATTCTTCAATAAAAATCGCACCAACTTTTGAGATAACATTAATTGCAAATTTTTTAAATTCTTTAATAAAAGTCATAAAAGAATTAATTAAATCAACCGCTGATTGACCTAAAGATTTTAACATAATGTAAATTGGCAATAATATTTTTGGAGATAATAATGATGACGCAATTCCTTGACACATTAATTTTATAAAATTAAAATCAACCGCCGCTTGCACATCTATTTGAGGTGATAAACCCCAAACAGGGTCATTAATTAACGAATTGGTTAAATTATCCATCGCATCAACCAAATCATTATCGGATACAAAATTTAAATTATTTAAATCTTCAAAAATTGCATTTGCATTCACAGGAACTTTAATGTTATCACATCCTTCAAATTCTATAACCCCATTTTTTATATTTGTGATTGTCTGTTCTATTTTTCTTAAATCAATTTCATTAAATTCAAAAAATGATTCATCAACACCATCTAAATCGGCTAATTTGGCAATTCCACTAACATCAATTTCTTTTCTATTATCAAAACATAACCCTAATATTCTTTGAACAATTGCTCCAAATTTAGTTTGGTCACCAATTTGACCAATACCAGCGTTGGCTTTTATTGAAACCGCCCCTGATAAGGCTTCCATAATATTTGCCATTATATTTGTGGTATCAACAACTCTAATTGTTTTGAAATAATCTACCATAAATTCACCGACTTTATTTGGTGTTCCGCCCCCAATCCCAATACGGTCTTTTAAAGTTACTTTGTACCAAGGTCCAGTAAGACCTAAATTGTTTTGTTCAACATATTGAATATCAAATAAATCTTTACCCGATTGTCCTTTATATAATTGACCATTAGTAGTTGAATATGGATTACCATTTTGAATTAATTCGTATAATTCTTTATTCATTGCAAATGGATAATTTTGTACAGATATTGGTTGTTTTTCGTACAATGGTTTTCCATCATCTTCAGTTGGTGATAATTTTAAAAGATTGATTAAATCAATGGACTTAACTTTAATATAGATAGTTTGAGCACTAAAAGATTGCTGTTGGTCACATCCAACAGCATTTAAAGCCTCTTCAGATAAAATTTTAGCGATTTTAGGTTCAATATTTTTAAGGGCTGTTAAAAATAATCTTTTAACATATTTAGTTGAATTCCCTCCCTTACCACCAGTGATTTTGTTAATATCTAATAGTTGTTCAAGTTGAGTTTTAATCTCTTTTTGATATCTTTTAGATTGATTTTTTAAATTTTGGATTTGACCGGTAACGTCTGATTTTGCTTTCTCAAATGATTCACCCGCTTTTTTAGTAGTATCATCATACTGACCTTTTAAATCGGTATATGATTTTGTTGCATTTATTTTATTTTGAACAGAATTATAGTCAAAGTTTAAATCTAATCCCATTTTAAATTATTTTTTCATTTTATAAGAATCAGAACTTTTGGATATGTCTTTTTCAATTAAGGTTTTTAATAAATCGTCGTCATCACCTAAATCAGTAATAGAAAAACTTTCGTTATTATTATTGTTATTAGATTTTTCCCACATACCGGATTGGAGTTTAGAAAGAGTTAATTTTTTCTCAACACAATCATTAATTATTTTTTGTTGTTTCTCAATCACAGGCCCTATGATAGTCATATCTTCCGGTTCCTTCATCATTGTTAACATTTTATTTTGAATTCTAATTGCGGTATTTCTCTGTTCAACTAATTCATTATAGATTTCTTGCATCAATGATAACATTGATTCTTTTGATAAATTAATTTCGTTTTTTTTCGGTCTTCCCATAATGATAAATATTTAGGTGTGTAATTTATTTAACCATATTTTGAATTAACACCAAATACATATTTTTAAATTTTTTCATAGACCCTCTAATTTCTTTTGTTGTTAAGTTTGTCATCTCTCTCAACGATAATAAAATAATGTTTTTGTTAAATTTATTATTATCATTTCCTACAAAAATTTTATCGTAATTCTCAAATATTTCGTATAATGCATGACCTAGTTTAACTTCATTTTCTGACAGGTTACCATCTTTAATAAATTTTTCTAAATCTAACAAAAAATGTCTGATAATTCTTTCGGGGTCTAATCCATCGTTTTCTATGCTATATGAAAACATTTCATTATTTTCAATACTTGTTGAAATATCCTCGTATGATATTTTTCTATTTGTTTCTTTTTGGTCTTTAATGATTTGACCCATTAAATAATTTTTACATATGGTACCAAAATAAGAATACGCCTTCTTTTCTCTGGAAGGTTTAAATTTTTCAATCTTGGTCATTAAAAATGAATGAGTATCTACATGAATTTCTGTGAAATCCATATCTTTTCTATATAATTTATATCTACGAATAATCGAGGATATCATCTTATCTAAAGGTTGTTTTAAAAACTCATTATAAATTTTATTTCTTTCTTCATAATTATCGGTTGCTAGAAATCTAACAACCGCTAATTCTTCCCGAACATCAAAGTAATTTAATTGAGTTGGTTTTCTACCTTTCTTTTTTAACTCAACAACGGTATCTCCTGTTAAATTAACTATTTCACTCATTAAACTTCTTGAGGTTCGTATTTTATGTTTCTATCATTAATAAAGAAATATTCTTTTTTTGCTGAATCAATCCAAAACTTAATCTCATCATCGGTTAACACATTTTCACCATTTTTATAATTCCAAAAAATAGACCCTTGTCTTAAATTTGTATGTTTATAACCTATTTTTGGGATTGATATAATTTTTACCGAGTTATGTGTCATTCTTAAAAAGAATTCATAACCAAAGGTTAATTTAAATGATGACTTAATTAATCCAAAATCAATAAATGATGATTTTTTAATCACCATACCTGATGTTTGGAAATTTTGATAGTCAAGTAATGTTTCATTAGTTAATACACCCATTTCTTCAGTAAAATTGGCCGCAAAAGTTGCTTCATTTGTGAATCCGGCAAATTTACCTGATTCGTCAGTATCTACAACGATTGGTAAAAACGCATTTACATCGGGATACACCTCACTGTAAAGGTTAACATTTTTAAACCAAATACTGGAATACTCATCATCAAATTCAAACAATGAGACCCATTCTGAATTTGAATTTCTAACACCATAGTTTATTTGGTCGGCGTAGTTAGGGTCTTTAGTCCATTCATATTTTTTAACCGTTAAACTTCCAAAGTCAAACTCATTTAAATAATCGGTCAAATAACTTTCGTTAGTATGAACAATTATTAGTTCATTTATTTCTACTTTTTGATTTTGTAATGATAGTATACATTTTTCAAAATACTCTGCAAATCCTAATGTTTTACCTGATTTTATTGGTAATATTACGGATACATCAAATGTTTTAGTTTCTTCCATATTATTCTATTGTTTCTAGTTTAGATAATTGTTCTTCAAATGATTCTAATCTAACAGACAAGTATCTTTCAAAAAGGTTTATAACTTCAGAGTTGAAAGTTTCTTTGGTAGATAGAGTTCCAACGGTTTTTAACATTTCACCTTCTAAATTTTCGTTAATACTATCTTCTAACCAATTTTGTAAAAAGTCAGAAATATAATCAACAATTTGTATTTTATTATTAATCCAAACACCATTATCTTCATTCATCCATTCAGGTACTAAATTAGGTGCTAACCCTAAAACCGGAACATTACATTTCATAGATTCTAAAGGGAAAGTACCGTATGAACTTGTTTCATCAATCCACACAGAAAGGAAACATTCTTTTAATGCTTTAGCAAATTCAGTTTCTGATAACCCTCTCATATCTCTAAATGTTACCCATCTATATTGGGGGAATTTAATATAAAAAGATTTTATTATGTTAGTGGAATCTCTTTGGTCTCTCGCATGTATTGCAATTATTGGTTTTGATGGTAATGTGTTTGGAGTAAATTCATCGGAGATAAAAGGTTTTAATATATCAAATGATACATTTCTCATAATATTTTCTAAATATTCTTTTTGAATCTCTGATGTTGTTATACATTTAAAAAACCCTAATTGTGACCAAGTTTGACCTGGTTGTAAAGTTTCTAATATGTGGTCATATGCTTGACATAATACTATTTTACCACAAGGTAACTTGGAGATTTGACTCATTACAAATCCGTAAAGTTCTGGTAAAATAATAAAGTCTTCAGGAGAAACTTCTAAATTTTCACCTTCAATTGGTTTATGAGGTAATAAATCCATGTACTCTTGACCTAACCAACTTTGAACTCCTGTGTAGTCAGATTTTTCGTGTAACATAATTACATTATAACCTTCGTTTAATAATGATATACCTAAATTATAGATATAAGATAAGGAAGCTTTTGCATTACCTTTAGTGTCTTGAACCAAAAGATAAATTCTTGATTTCTTATCTTTCATGTTCTCTATAGATTTCTCTATTTTTGAAATTTGTTCTTGTGTCATTGTGTTATAATTTATTTAGTAAATTTTTATATAATAAAGTGTTAAAGGCTAATTTAAACGGAATTGATAATTGACTAATACCTTTAATACCTAATTTATCATCAATTTCTTCCTGCTCGTCCATTATAATTTCTAACATTAATTTAATTGTTTCGTATTTTATAATACTAATTGCCGTGCCCTCTGTTTCTCCGGATGACGATACTTTCTCTTCTATTTGAACATAAGCATCAATTTTATCTAAATCCAAATAATAATTTTCACCTAATACTTTTAACATTCTATAATTTTTTTTAATTTATCGTCCAATTCTTTAATTGATGTTATTGAATGGATTGTGTTAATCTCTTTATTGTACTCCGTCTCAAATTTTATTAATATTTTATCTGAAGGATGTTCTAATAATAAGGTAGGATTTGATGTAAGTAAAACATCAATTTCGTTCCACATAGAATTTATTGTGGAATTACTATAAAATTTCACTTTTTCTAATAAACAACCAAATTTTGATAAGAAAAATAATGATGCTGGTTTAGACCTACCAATTTCGTCAGACACAATTAATAATTCGTGGTTGTCTCTCAAATTTACATACACTTCATTTAAATCGGTGAAAGTTGAATATTCCGAAGATTGTGAATGACCAAATATTTCCATTGGAAATTCTTCATATAAAAATGAAAATAATTCATCATCATTTTGAAATTTAAAATGGTTTCTAAGGTTTAAACTATCAACCGGTAATGATATCTCATATTTAAAAGATTCTTCATCCTCTAAACCCTCCGTCTTATCTATCATATATTTTTGATATGTCTGTACTATTTTATCTATCGTATTTCTTAATACTCCATTAATCTCAATTGCTATTCTCATTTATTTGTTTTATATTAAAATAATTATATATTTTTTTTTGTAAATATTTGACTTTTAAGAAAAATTAGGGTATTTATATAATATATGGAAGAAAATAAAAGAAAAGTTTGGTCGGAAGACGAAATTAATTATTTAGTGAAAAATTATTCAAATATGTTTAATTCTGAATTGTGTAAAATTCTGGATAGAACTAAACTATCTATTTATGTTAAAGCAAATAAATTAGGGTTACATAAATCAAACTCTCATAAATCAAAATGTATCTCTAAAAGAAATAAAATGGTTGGTAGGGATTTGAATTACGAAACATTATCATTAATTGCAAAAAAATATAAAACAAAATCGGAATTTCAAAAGAATGACCCGTCAGCATACTCTTCTTCAAGACGAAATGGTGTTTTAAATGATATCTGTTCCCATATGATTTCAAAGTCGTTTAGTATTCCACAATTAATTCTTAAAGATATTATTTCTAAATTATATAACACTGATAATATAGTCTATAATGATAGAAGAACATTAAAACCATATGAAATTGATGTATATTTACCAGACTATAATCTTGGGTTTGAATATAACGGTAAGGGATGGCATATTGATAACGAACGGGATAAGTTAAAAAATAATTTATCATTATTAAAAAACATCACATTAATAACTCTTAACGAAAATAATAGAGATTATGAAACAGATATAAAAAATCAATTAATATTAAAACTTGAAGATTTAAAAATTAACATATCGGTTAATGAAATTAATAATGTTATTATTGGTAACCCTTATTCTGAAGTATATGATATTGACGATTTAATTAAGATTACTAACACATATAATTCATTTGCTGAGTTTTATAAAAATGAGCGTCCAATTTATGTTAAAATATCAAAATTAGGTTTAATTGATGAATTAACTAAACATATGTGTTGTAGAAGAAAAAAACGAGAATTGGGTGAAGTTATTGAAAAAATAAATAAGTACCAATACCTTAATGAATTAATCACTAATGATTTTGGTACTTATTCTTATGTTAAAAAAAATAAACTAAACCATCTATTGGTTAATTTACAAAGAATTAAAAATTAATCCTCATATCTTTGTAAGATTATTTTAATAATAGGGTTTCTAACGACATCATCATTATTAAATTCAAATATCCCAATATTTTTAACATCGGATAATCTTTTGATTGCGTCGTATAAACCCGATAACTCCTTTTTTTTAAATTTGTCTGATTGTTCAATATCTCCACTTATGAAAAATTTAGCGTTAAACCCAATCCTTGTTAACAACATTTTCATTTCAGACGGTGTAGAATTTTGACTTTCTTCTAAAATTAAAATCATATTGTCGGCGTTAAACCCTCTAAGAAATGATAAAGACATTATTTCCAAAACACCCGACTGTTCCAATTTCTCTGTAGTTTCTTTACCGATTATTTTATGTAATAACGATAGTGATGAATAAACATATGGTCCCATTTTTTCTCGTAAATCACCGGGAAGACTCCCTAACGTAGATGAACTACTTTCAACCGCAGGACGAACAATCATAATCTTTTCATATGGTGTTTCGGGGTCGGATAATAAATCAATAGCGGCTTTCATTGAGATGTAACTTTTGCCTGTTCCGGCGGGACCGGAACAAACAGTAATCTCACTTTCAATTAAGGTGTCGTAATACTTTTTTTGATTTAAAGTTAAAAACTTTTCTTTAGTTTTTCTCTTAATTATTTGCCCAATTAACTCTTTTTTACTTACCGGTTTACCTGTTGGTTCAGGGATAGGGGTGGTGGTTGGTTTTTTTTTTCGTTGTTCAGCCATCATATGATTGTTTTTTATTTTATAAGAATACTTCTTTTAATTTAAATGTCTATGTTTTAATCATTAAAATATGTTTGTGTAGTCTTTCTATATTATTAGAAACAAATGGGAATAAAGTGTTCTTAAAATCAAGTTGTAATTTTTTTAAATTTTCAGGGTCATCATTTCGAGTTTGACTTTCAAAATGATACGCCACTAAGCTAGTGTCGCAAATATTCCGATAACATAATAAAGTGGATTTTAAATTTAATTCAACATCCTCGAAACAAGAAATGTAATTTTCGTTAAAATAACCTAATTTTTCAAAAATAATTTTTTTAATCATCAGTAGTCCACCCGTTGAACCGATAACATCATTAACTTTATATGTTTTAGAATAGTATTTATTTAAGTCTATATGACCTACTCCAAAATTACCAACAGAATCAAAATTGGCGACAATACCATTATGTTGTATTGTGTTATTTCCGTAATGTAATCTACATCCAACAGTCCCAATTTTTGGATTTTCTTTAAAATGTTTTAACATCCCGTAAATAACGTTGTTAAGGATTTTAATATCGTTATTGCAAAATAATAAAAATTCGTATTCATCGGTTATATGATTTTTAACCACATCATTATTAATTTTTGCAAAATTATAATAATCATACTCAATTAAGGTTATCCTAATATTAGTTTGGTTATCTAATATAAATTCTTTAATTTCTTTTTTTTCAAAATCTGACGACCCAGTGTCGGCAATAAATACATCAAATAATTGGGGATTACAATTTTTTATAAAAGAGTTTACACAGGAAAATAATAAGTCTGTCTTACCTTTTGTTGGTATAATTACAGCGACTCTACCAATATTTTTTAATTGTTTTTCTTTTATAATTGGTATATGAACCTCCAAAGGTTTTAAATCCAAAGGTAATTTATTACCCCATTTTTTAATGAACATATCTTTTGATTGATAAAATTCTATATTAGGTTTACCAACGGATTCGTGAGTAATTTCAAAAGATGAGGTAACACCAATTTTAATACCATCTAAGTAATTTGGGACACAAAATAAATGGTCATAAAAATGAAATTTACCTATTGTCTCATCAAATTGATGTTTAACTTTTAACTTATTAAATGATATGAATAACCCGTCAATAGTCACGACAGGTATTAAATAAGGTAATTTTGATGAATAAGTACTTAACCACTTATTCTGTCCTTTAGGGTGGTGATAAACTTGCCCAACCATTGTTTCATTCATTTTTTCCCAGTAAACCCCTGATTCCGGAAAATAACAAGAACCTGCTTTACCTATAATACCATAATCAGGGTTTTCGTCAAAATCTTTTAATAATTTCTTACCCCAACCATTTTCAAGTTTAATATCGTTATGACAACATACAATAATATCATTCTCTGATTCAGAAATACCTCTATTGTATAATTCGGATAAACTATATTGATTGTGGTTAATATATTCTAATATTTGAATATCTTTTAAACCTGAACTTTGTAACAAATGTTGTCTAAATTTGTTATTGCATGTTTCGTCTTTATGTGTTGAGTATATTATTGTTACCATAGAAAAAATTGTATGCTGTTAAATCTGTAATTTCATTAAAATTATGTGAATCAAACTCTTTAATTGACCTACTAATAGTGTAATCTGCTCTCCCCCTACTACATTTAAGAATGAACTCTTCTTTCGTTTTACAAAAGTAATGATTGAGTTGTGCAATGTCTGTTAACCCTTTATAGTTAAAGGGTCCTCTAAATTTTACATGATTAGTGTCAACAATTTCTCTGTCTGGAGAGTGAACATTCATAAAATTAGGTTCTTTTAAATTAAGAATTGTTTTAATGTGTTCATTTGGTTTTGATTGACATTTTGTGAATCTTTTAACCATACTATATTCGTTGTTAATTTCAGATAAACCATTATCCCCGAACAGAACCCAATTAACACCAATACCATTATGGTCTTTATAGTCATAAATGAATTCTTTAATATTCTTATGTTTTTTTAAGACCAAAAACTCATCAACATCAAAAAATGCTGCCCAATCATAATCTTTTTTATAATTTTTAATAAATTCATTATAACAGGGTACTTGTCTTGTTGTCCCATCGTATTCTATTTTAATTACATTTGGTTCATCAATAGAACATCTCCAATTGTTTTGATAAATAAAAATGTCGTCAAACCCCAATTTTTTATTATAATCAACCCATTCTTGGATGTAATTATCTTCATTTTTTGCAATACAAACTAATGCTACTCTCATATTATTATTTTTTAACCCACCATTGTTGTTTCCCAACAATATTCACTTTATCTTGGAATACTTCATTTACCCCTATTATTACCCCGTCCCATCCACTAATGTAATCATCTCCGCAAATTATACCACCATCTTTAACTTTTGGTAACCATTTTTTAATATCTTCAAGGACATATTCATATTCATGAGACGCATCAATATAGACAATATCAAAAAAATTATCAGGGTAATTTTGCGATTCAGAAACTGAATCATTTTTTATTAAATGTATTTTATTAAGTATTGGTCGTAAATTATTTAATGTTATATTATAATAATCTACCGATTTATCATGTTCATTAGACCCCATGAAATGGTCTATCGCGTAATAAGTGTATTCAACATTATGGTTCATTAATTCTATATTCCATAATGAGGTTCCTCTTCCTTTATAAACACCAATTTCAGCAATATTTATACTTGTTTTGGTATCAATTTTAGTTAATATCGTTCTAAGTAATTCTCCTTGTTCCTCATCCGCGGCAAACCCATCAATCTCTATATAAAAATGTTTCATATTATTTTAATTTAAACCAAGAGCCATCTCCGAATGTTTTATCCGGAACTCCTAATGATTCGTTTATTGCCACTTTAACTCCGGCTATATGTGAATGAACCACAATAAATTCATCTGTATTATAATCATGACCAGAGATAACTTTTTTAGTCAATGGGTTCCAATGTTTAATATCGTTCATAACACACTCATATTTATGACAAGCGTCAATATAAACCATATCACATTCTATTGTAAAGTCTGTTGAATACCCTTTTAATTTTGTAATGTTATTTACAGACGATAATCTTAAATCAAATTGTTCTTCAACATCAATATAATCAGCGTGGCTAGCAGAATCAGAATCATCAAAACCTCCTTCCCACGAGTCAATACATATAATTTTTCCATTCGGAAATTCTTGTGAAAAAATTAAACTACTTTCTCCCATGTATGAACCAAGCTCAACAATTGTAGGAGAATCTCCTAAAGTTTCTCTTAATTCTTGACAAAACAATCTTAATTCGTGTTCTGATTCATAAGGTCTCATGACCACTTTTAAATTTGTTGAGTTATATTCCTGTACTTCCAAATCCATTCTCACCTCTATCTTTTTCGTTTATTTTGTTAACCTCAATTAAGTCAACCCACCCCCCATTTACAACAGGACATAGAACAGCTTGTCCTATTTTCATACCTTTAGGTATTGTAAACTCAAAAGGGTTAGTGTTAAAAATAATTCCTTTTATTTCTCCTGTGTATGAGGAATCTACTGTTCCGGGAGAATTTAATATCATAAGACCCTGATTAATGGCTAACCCACTTTTGGTTCTAACTTGAATTTCATAACCATCTTTAATGTCAAAGGATAATCCTGTTGGGACTAAAGCTCTTCCAAATGGGGGTATAATTATCTCATCAATAGAATGTAAATCAAATCCCGAATCACCTTCGTAATTGTATTTAGGTGTTACGGCATCGGGATGTAATTTATTAAATTGTAAAGGTAATTTAGTTCTATGATTTAACATTTTATCCTCTAAATCTTTAATATCAACACCCAATTCATTCATCATTTCGGTCATATCTAAATCTTCAAAATCACCCTCTAATCTTTGTCTTAATTCTTTAGCCTTTTCCTCTAAAAAATCTAAATTATTATATTCCATTATTCTAATTCTTTTAATTTTTTTATTACATCAATTAATACTAACACATCACGCTCACAATAAGCAGTGATTTCTGATAACATATTTTTATTCCAATACGCGTCGTGAACTTTATCTCCAGTAACATCACCTTCCTTTGGTGATGGAACATCCATACAAGAACACATTAAGTCCAATGAACCAATTGCGGTGTAAGCTCCGTATTGCCAAATTTCTTTGGTGTCAATGGCTTTAATCTCCCACGGTTTTGTATTGTAAGACGGTAGTATTGAGGATGGTTTTAATCCGTTAATTATCATTCTTTTTGCCAACATTGGGATGTCAAAATTTTTAAGATTATGTCCACATAGATAAAAATCTAATTTACCACAACGATTAAGTAATGTTTGGCAATCTTTTAGTAATTTTTTTTCATCATCTCCGGAGAATGATTGTTTTTTAATATCTCCATTATCCATAACGAAAGCAACACTAACACAAACAATTTTTGCAAACTCGGGAACTAATGCCGCTCGTTTTTCAAAGACATAGTCAAATGACCGACCAACATCTTCCGGAAATCTTTTTTGAAACCAATCAAAATATTTTTCAAATTGTTTTGCCACATTAGGATTGTTAACTTTACACTCGGTATAGTTTTTACATCCACCAACTGTTTCAATATCAAGAAACAATATTTTGGTTAAAGGTATGTTTATCATTTTTTATTTAATTAAAGATTTGTAAAATTCTGCTCTTGTAACGGTCACATTTTTTAAATCATATTTGTCTTTAACAGTTTCAAATAATCTCTCGCCTAATTCAGTAATCATTTCAGGGTTTTGAACCAATTTTTTAATTGATTTAGACCAATCACTATGATTTCTATTCTCGGGTATTAAAATTGCGTTACCATCTGTAAAATTACCATTTTTCAAACAATGTTTTAAATCAATGGTGTAAGGTCCGATTTCTGAAGCAATTAACGCTTTTTTATAAAACCCAGCCTCAATCACCTTTAATTGAGATTTCATCCTATTGAATATATGATTTTTAATTGGTGCCAAAGATATATCAAATTTTGAATAATTCATAGCGTAAGTTGTAACAGGTTTTGTCCAAACTCTAACATATGGTAAATCACTTGTTGATAAAAATTCTCTTTCTTTGAACTCTAATAAATGTTTTTTATAGTTCTCATCTATGGTTTTATACTTGTTAGTGAAAATATCTTCATATTTAGTCCAAACAGTTTCGTGAGGTAATATATCTCTTTTTCTTTCTTCACCTGTTTGTGGATTCATTTCCGTTACGGTACCTCTAATATCAAAACCACAAATAACATATTGTAATTTATCATTTATGTCTTGATTTTTTTGAACAAAATTCCCCAACAAATTTAAATCCTCAATGTGAGAACTACCTCCAAGCCATCCGACTCTAATTTTTTCTGATGGTGGTGTTGGTTGATTAAATTGACCCTCTTTTGGATTTATAGCGTTTGGTAAAACTAGTACATTTTTATTAAGCTTACGAATTTCGTTTGCAAATAAATCAGTTGTTGTTGTAACATAACTGGCTTCTTTTAAATTTGCAACTATTTTTTCGTGGATTTTATGTTTTACAATAATACTATGGATTGGGTGGTCTACTGTTGGTAACCAATAATCATCAATATCAACAATAACAATAATCCCTAATTCTTTTAACCCTTTAATTATTTGTGCCGACACATCGTAGTTATTACCAATAGTTCTATGTGCGTGAATTATCTGATATTTTTTCCAATAATTAATATCATCTATCTTTGGGTCGTAATCAATATCCACATGAAAATCATCGGGATATTGATTTTGTAGGAATACATGGGGGTCGACTGAGCGAAATTTACCGTTTTGTTAACCAACGCCCGAGCGGTCAGATGGCAGTACGAGTACGCTAATCTTTTCTTGACCGTTAGGGCGTTGAAGTGAGTTTTGTGACATAGGATTCTATTATGATTTCTATTAATTTATTGTTGAGTTTTAGGTCTCCCTCCCACACAACTTCTAAATTATAACCATAACTTTTAATTAATTCAAGTTTCTTTTTATCATAATCCCATAATTCCCAAGCAAATTTATTTTTTTTCTGATTAAAATAATTTGGTTCATATTTTTTTGGATTACAATGCCAATAATCTCCAAAATACTCTATAATTAAATTTAATGATGGGATATATACATCACACACTTTACTATCAACCCGATATGAATGAATTATTTTATAACCTAATTTTCTCAATTCTTTAACAATCTCTTTTTCTTTTTTTGAAACAATAGTTGATTTAATTTTACCACTTCGTTGAGTTTGTTTCATTTGCTCAGAAATTACACCCCTATCTAATATACCGTTATCCCAATTTGACCTCATAATATCTCTACTCATTTGACGATATTTTTCTTGTTTCATATGATTTTTATCCCCTGAATTTTGACCTTTTTTACTTTTGGATATTTTTTCTAAACTTTCTTTTTTGTGAGTTTTACCAAAAAAATGATTTCCCTCACCAATAAAAGATTCTGACATACATTTAACACAATTACTATTTTTATTTATGGAATTAAAATAATTCCGACAAGCAATTGTTCTATCTTTTGATGTAGTTTTTATGTCTTGACCACATTTTGGACATTTACGAATAATATAGTATTTTTCCCCATCTTTTTTAATATTTAAAGAAGAACATCTATCTCTTTTTCTAACTAAATTATGTTTGTGTAGTACTTTAAGAATTGTTGGTTTTGATAATCCAACAATTTTAACAATTTCTAAACTACTTTTCCCCTTTTTATATTCGGAGATAATTTTTTTTTCAGTTTTAATATCCATAACTTTATCTTTATTATATAAATATACCGGTTTAATCAAAAGGAAAGTTTTTTAAATAAAAAAACCCCCAACTTGGTAGATGAGGGTTAATCTTGAGAGTAAATAAAGTTAAGATAATTTTTTAATCTTGGTTACCTTACCTTCAAAAACATGTTTTCCAACTTTAAAAGAGAAGAGTTCGTTTGATTTTTGTGTTGATTCGGCAATCACACCATTTTCTAATAAAACTTCCTCAACAACTTCTTTTAACATTTCCTTTAATTGTTTGTTATTAAAATTTGGTTGAGATGATTGTTCTTTAACAACTTGGGTTGGTTGTTGATTACCTTTTAAATTCATTAATTTTGACGCTTTTTCAACTAATTCATCAGATAAAACTGAACCACCACCCATAGAACTTGGTTGGTTAATTGGGTGTTCTATCATTAATCGTTTTATTTCGTCAGGTAATTTAGATGACATAACTCTATCACTTGTAAGAGGTTGTGGCATCGTTGGTGTTTTAGGTATTGACGATAAATAAGGTTCATTTGTTGTTGAATTTTCTTGTAAAAACTCTTGAGGTAATGAATACTTTGCTTGTGGAGCATCGTATGATTCTACTTCAGGTGAATTATATGAATTCATAGAAGGTAATCCCCCTCTTGGTGTTTGGTTATGAATGTCTATCATTTTTTTAGACACCATTAATTTTTCCATTAAACTATTTTCGTTTGTCATAATGTTTTAATATTGTGTTGGTTCTGTTTGAGTTGGTTGCTCATTAAAAACCGCATTTATGATAACTCTTGTCATACTTTTATCTCCGGCTGTATTATAGCCGGGTTTTGGTGTGTCAAACTTTTCTCCGGATGGTTTAAAAGAGAGAATTTTATCTGCTCTAAAAAGTCTCCATCCTGGTAGAGGTTGTTCTCCTTTATAACCGGTGTGAGACGCTCCTTGAGTATCCCAAGCTCGTAGAACAGGGTTATCGGCTTTACTGTATCCAAAACATACAGGTTCTATCTCCCTTAATCCACGACCACCAGGTTCATCACCATCGTAGTAAATTATTATCTTGTCTTTATTTTTTATAGCATTGACTATTGAGTCAACTGACGCTACTTCTAAAATAAGGGACTTAAATGTATTGTAAAGTTTCATTAAGCGCTTGGTGTGGTGTAAGGTGCGTTTGGTTTAAAGGTATTCACAACTATTTCAGATTTTCTTTCTAAAATGTCTTGGATTGCTCCGGCACCTTGATTATAAACATCTAAATCACCACCAGTCCCTTTACCTTTAGTATCTCCATCCGCCAATGCGTCAGGATTAACCGAAGAATATTGGTTAGTTGTTTTATAATCGTTTTTTGGGAATAATATTGCTCTTTGTGCTGTCGCGATAGACGACAACTTATTTTCTGGTTGAGCCAAGTCTATTGGGTCTAAATTTGCCATAACTTAAATTATTTTTTTTATTAAATCGTTTATTCTTTGTAAATTCTCAACAATTGCTGAATCATATCTATTCACGGCTGATTTATGTGATTGAGTTGGTCTATTCATCTTTGTCATATCATTTTTTTCGTGAGGTTGGATGAATTGATTTGGTAATACTTCAGACTTATTCTGTTTAGTATTCTCAACATTATCTCTCATAGAATTTAATGTGTCATTGACCCAATTTTTCACATAATGTCCACCATTTAAAATATGTGTGGTATCATTTTCGTGACCATCAAAATTATCAAACCAATTTTTCATTCGTTTTAATTGTTGGTATGTAATTTCTTTCTTATCTCTTAAATCTTTATTTCTTTTAAACCCTTCGGTTGTTTCATCCACTTCACCAACAGCTTGATTGCATTGATGTAAATATTCAATGACATCTTGGGGGATAGCAAAAGATTTTCCGTATAAATCCTTATTCATTTGATTTTAGTGATTTAATTAACATATTAATACTAATACCTTCTTTTTCAGCAATTTTTTTAATAGATTGAAGATTTTTCATTAATATTTTACTGATACCATTATTTTTGATAACACCAGAATCGTCTTTTGATTTTTTGGTTAAAATATCCTCAACCATTTTGGTCATTTGTTGTTTCTGTTGTTCTTCTATTGTATCTTTTTCAGATAATCTTTGTTTTAACTTACCGTCGTGTTTTTTTTGTTTTGGAAGTTTTCCAAATTCTTGAGCTCTTTCTTCCGGATTCTCAACACCCATTTTAGCGAGAGTTTTAACCGTATTATCGTAATCCATATTTTCAGTTTCAGCATATCCAAATGCTTCTGAATAATCAACTTCATTTATCATCTCATCACCCTTTTCTTCACTCTCACCATAATAAACTCTATAACCTCTAGTAACAGGGTCGTTAGTTGTTCTTGCCATAGGAACGGTCTGGTCCATCGTTTTTCGTGGAGATAAGGCGGTATTAATATATGGTATTCTAGATGTTAACATTGTTCCATCCTCATCAACAAATTCTTCTATTTCTGTTTTGGATTTAACATTTTTTAAAGTTTTAGTTAAATCGTCTTTTGACACCTTTTTCTTTGACTTTAAAACTTTAGACATAACATCTTTAATTTTTTTTGTATCTTTTTTATCAAAGTCAATCTTGTCATCTTTTTTTCTTGATTCGGTTAAAGTATCCGCAACAGAATAATATAGGGATATTTTATCTCCTCTATCTTTTAAAAAGAAGTAATAATTATTACTGAAGTACTCCGTGTTAAAATTTATCATATAACTTTTTCATATAAATACTTCGTTTTAGAGTATTTATCATTAAAAAAGATGGCGAGTCAAAATATAAATCAATATTATAAGTCAAATTGGTCTCTAAAGTTGAGTTTAGACTCACAAGATATGTCGTTAACCAACGATGAACGAGACTATAATGAGGAAGTAATTTTCTCACCATATTTGATTGCTCAAACATATGGCAATAGATTACCATTCTATTTTGACATAAATAATCCTCTCACAGCTCAAGACCAAACATTAACTTATAAAAATTATAATGTTAACAATATTTTTGTTTCTCAAAATTATTATAACCCAAATAACGAAGATTTTTCTTGTTTTTCATCATCAACATCTTGTGATATTGGATTAACAGGGATTGATAATGGTTTGGTTGATAAAATGAGTGGAGAAACCATTAATTTTACAAAAGGAATATATTCAGATTTTATTAAATTTGATAGATTATCGTTTGATAGAAGATTAAAATTGTTCCAAGTTACTGGTAACACCCAATCACCTAATGTTAGATTTTCAGGGTTTGATAAAACCATACTATATGAGGTTGTAAGTAAAGAAGGATTATCGGAAGGTAAATACCACGAATTATATGGTGGATTTTATCAAGGGTTTTATAAATTATTTGGATATGATTATGAAATTTTCCCTGAACGAGTAAATAAAGGGTGGAGCGTTGAGATGGTTTTAAAACCTCGTTTAATTGATGAATACACACCAAGTTCAGGTGAAACAACTCTTAACGAGATATATCCCCAAAATAAGAACACATTCTTTTATTTAGGTACAAGGGCGGAAAATAAATTTTATCATCACGCAAATGGTACTCCAAATTGTTTTACAGGATATACGAGAATAACATCTGAATTAACCGGTGTTACAACTTGCGCTTGTTGTGATAATACAATAACTAATAGTCGTTGTATATATGTTTATCCACCTAGGTCCGTTAATAATCAACACGATACTCGTGTTAGTTATGGTTGTGATTTATGTGGGGGGAATCCCGAAACTAAAACTAGTTGTGGTTGTGGTTGTAATGAAAGTTCTTGCGCAACTTGTGGGTGGGAATGTCAAAACCACATCTGTGAAACAATTATTAATGTAACACCTACACCAACACCTACTAAAACACCCACTCAAACACCGACACCAACACCAACCCCAACACAATTACCATCATCATTAAAATTAACATTTGATGATATAGCTAATGCTAATGCTCTTGTAGGAGATTCATCAGATGTTAATGATTGGAATACATTCTTTGATTTACCTGCTTATGGTAATCCATTTACATCAGTTATAGTTATTGGAAACGAAGTACAATTATTTGGTGGTAGTAATATAACTATAAAAGATAGGTTATTTAGTGATAATATAAATTTAATAAGCATTATTGATAATGCCAATAGTATAATATCATTAGAAGGATTTACTTTTGTATTTGCATTAAATTTAACAACGGTAAATTTACCATCATTAGTTACTGCGGGTGACTATTGTTTTGATATTACACCAAAAGTCACATTATTTAATTTACCTCTTTTGGAAACTGCTGGAGTACAGTGTTTTGGTGATGATACTACAGGTAGTTATGGTGCTAGCCAATTAACTAATTTATCTTTACCTAACTTAACTACGGCAGGTAATTATTGTTTTTATGGTTATTCTGAATTAACAATATTAGAATTGCCTTTATTAGCTACTGCAGGTGATTATTGTTTCGATAATTGTAATTCATTAACAACAATAAATTTACCTAACTTAACTATTGCAGGAAGTGGTTGTTTTGGTGTTTGTACTTCATTAACAACAATAAATATTCCAGTTTGTACAGATTTAGGTGGAACAATAGGATATGATTATGTATTTGTTGGTATAGTAGGAAACAATATAACATTAACTATTGATGAATCTATTATATTAGATGATGATATTATTCGTTTATCATTTGATAATGATTTAATTATTAATAATTCACCTTATCAACCATTTATTGGATATTCAGGTAATTTAGTTATTGATTTTGATGATATAACTAATGCTAATTTATTAGTAGGTGATTCAAGTTCAGTTTTGGATTGGAATTTATTTTTTAATTTACCAAATTGGTCAACCCAATTTACAAGTGTAGTTGTTAACATTAATGAAGTTACATTAATAGGTGGTGAGAACATTGCCGTGAGAGATATATTTTTAAATAATAATAATATATTATCATTTAGTGGTTCATGTATTGCCTATATTATAGACGAATGTTTTTTTGCTTGTACATCTTTAATTAGTGTTAGTTTACCTAATCTTATTACAGTAGGTATTAAAGGAAATGGGTGTTTTTCTTACTGTAATTCATTAACTACAGTTTATTTACCATCATCTATAAACATAGGTGTTGCGTGTTTTAAACAGTCTGGAGTATTAGTAAATATTGACCTACCATCAGCAATTACTATAGGGGATTCATGTTTTTTTCTATGTACTTCATTAACAAGTGTAAGTTTACCATCATGTACTAATCTAGGATTAACAACAGGTAATAATAATGTATTTTATAATATAATAGGTAAGACAATAACACTAACAATACCAGCCGCACTTATGACTTGTAATGTAGGTTCACCTGATGGAGACATTCAATACTTACAAGCAAACAATACAGTAACAATAATAGAAATACCAACATCAACACCAACACCTACAAAAACACCGACACCAACACCAACCCCAACACAATTACCATCATCATTAAAATTAACATTTGATGATATAGCTAATGCTAATGCTCTTGTAGGAGATGCATCATCAGTAATAGATTGGAATACATTTTTTGATTTACCTACTTATGGTAATCCATTTACAAGTGTTGATATTGTTGGGAATGAAGTGAGATTAATTGGTGGTAGTGATATAACTATAAAGGAGAATACTTTTATATCCAATAATAATATTATAAAAGTAATTGATTCAGTAGGGTGTGTAACTTCAATCTATACTGATTCATTTAGTTATTGTGAAAATATTACCGAAATTTCATTTCCTGAATGTCTTGATATAACAGGAGGTGGTTATTTTGATGGGGGAGCTTTTTACGGATTATTATCATTAACATCAATGTATTTTCCAAAGTTAATTGCGATAGATAATCAATGTTTTAGTAATTGTACATCACTCACAACAATTGATTTACCTAATTTAACCACTGCCGGAAACCATTCTTTTTCTAATTGCGTATCATTAACAACAATTAATTTACCTCAGTTGATTAACGCTGGTAGTTATTGTTTTACAAATTGTTATTCACTAACAACAATAGATTTACCTCAATTAATAAGTGCGGGTGATAGTTTTTTCTATAATTGTACATCCTTAACAACAATAAGTTTACCTGCTTGTACAGATTTAGGTGGAACAGTTGGAGATGATATTGTGTTTTATAATATTACAGGAAACATAATAACACTAACAATACCAGCGGCTCTTATGACTTGTGATGTTGGCTCTCCAGATGGAGATATTCAGTATTTACAAGCTAATAATGATGCGGTAATAATAGAAATACCAACTTCTACACTAACATCCACCCAATCTAATTGTTTATCAACTCCAGTATGTACTCCAACTTGTAGTAATTGTACCACTTGTGATACTTGCGACACTTGTGCTACCACAGGATTTACATCAATAGAAAATACTTGTGAGGTTGACCCATTATATGATTCAATGTCCAACGCATTATCATTTAAACTTTGTGGTGACCCAAAGAATCCCCAAATTGGTGTAAAAGTATTACGATTCACCGGAGGATGTGAAACAACAGGTAGTTGTGAAACAACCGGAATCACTTATACAACAGGATATACCATTACCGAATATTGTTCACCTGGTGGAATATATCCGGATTGTGAATTAATTAATCCAGCTTATTTAGAAGAGGAACATTGGTTTCAGTTAAATGCTGTTTGGGAAAGATATACTTGGTTAGACACTTGTGATTTATGGTATCGCGGGGGACTTGGTGATATTACAGAAAGAAAATATTTAGAATCATTAGCCAATAATACGGTATCGTTAATCACAATACCTTACACACATACAAATGGTCGTACGCCAGAACAAATAGAATTAGTTAATTTAAACGAAAAATGGTTATTAGATAAAGACTACAGAAAAGGTAGATTAAAAATTTATATTAATGGTAAGTTATTTTATACTATTGAGGATTTTGAAGAGATTATCCCAAGGGGATTAAATACAGATAAAGAAAAACAAGTTGGTGTTCCCTTTAATGTTTCGTGGGGTGGAGGTACTCAAGGTTTAAGAGAAAATTTAACATTCTCTTCATCTACATCTCCATTAGGCCCATATATTCAAGACCCAGAATGTCTTCCAATTAATGATTTAAGTGGAACAACATTTTCAGGTTTAAATACCAATATATTAATAGAACAGAATTTTGCTGGAACTTTTGATGGGGGAATCTCTCAATTTAGAATGTATGTTTCACCATTATCAGCACCTGAAATAAAACATAACTTTAAATTATTAAAAGATACTTTCAAAATGTTTAATCCGGATTGTCCGGATTGTAATACTAATGTTTGTTTAGTTGATGATTTTGAATATGAAATCACTGAATATACCGCAACTCCCACACCTACTCCTACAATAACCCCTACAATAACACCTACAATCACACTTACCCCAACAATAACTCAAACACCTACTCCCACACCGACAATCCCCGAACAAATTATTAATGATGTTCTTTTAATTAACGATAACGAATATTTATCGGTAGGTAATCAGGAATATTTAAAATTTAATTAAAAATAACAATATTTATAAATAAAACAAAATTATGTTAACAGGAAAAACAATTAGCGAATTACCATTATTATCAACACCAAATCCAAATATGGTTGCTCCAGTGGAATTAAGTGGTGTAACTTACCATATTAACTACTCTCAAATTTTATCAAAACCAAATGCTTCATACACATCAACAATAAGTCAAACAGTGTCAGGTTCAAATACTCCAACTGTTATATTGGTTGATACCATAGAAGGTCAAGTGGGGTTTGACCTTGTTGATAATTCAAAATTCACGGCATTACAGGATGGAACATACTTATTTGGGGTGTCATTCCAATTGGATAAAAACACATTATCTCCAGCAAACGCAACGGTATATTTTTGGACTAGAGTTGATGGTGTTGATGCAGATAGAACTACTGGTGAGTTAGTTTTACTTAATAACAATAACGAACAATTACCCTTTATACCATACTCATATGTTTTAACTGCTGGTCAATATGTTGAATTTGTTTTTGCATCATCAGATGATACCGTATTTATCAAATCTGTTCCATCCATTACATCCCCATATAATAGACCCGTAACACCTGGAGTTGCAATAACAATCAGTACAATTTCGTAAACATATTATAAATGTCACAATCAATAACGATAAAAAGTGTTAATTACGATGGAGAAGTAGCAAATATTTTATTCAAACCTTATAACGAAATTGTTGTTATTAATTTGGGTAATCAAGAGTTACCTTATTTATTTGTTCCCGGATTATTAACACCACCTAGAGGTGTATATGGAACTTATACTATATTAGTATTGGATAGTGATTGCCCAAACATTTTAAATGTTCCAATGCCAACACCTACGGTAACACCTACACCTACAACCACAAAAACTCAAACTCCAACACCCACAGCAACACCAACGGTTACACCAACTTACGACCCTTGTCCGGTTCCATCTCAAACACCGACAAGAACACCAACACCAACAATTACACATACGCCAGGAGCGTCACCAACAAGAACACCAACTCAAACTCCGACTCAAACACCAACACCAACACCAACACCTGTTTATTTTGCTCATTTATTTATTGAGCCAATATCGGGAGCAACTAATATAGGTCAATGGATGTTTGATGGTGGTTCTAATTTCTTTGGTTTCACAAATAATAGTCAGCCAAATCAAAACCAAACACAATTCAACATTGATATGAATCGTTATGTTGATTTTAGTGGTTGGACTAGCGGTTTATTCCCGTCAGTTATTAGACAATCAGTTCCACAACAAAGTGGTGGATTCGACACTTTTGGTAATCCAATTGTTAGATACAATTTCTTAACAACAGAAGTATTTGAACAGACAATTCCGGTATCGGCTTGGTATACTTGGATAATACCAATTTCATTAACAAATAATGAAACACAAACGGCGATTGATGTGAATAGTGATGGTGACCCTAATTCATTAGTTACGGTGAATACAGAAAGAGCAATTAACACTTATACTTTCACATATAGTGGTGGCACAATTCCACCAACAACATATAAAGTTTACACAACTTTTCCAAATAGAATCTTTGCATTAAACAATAACCAAAGTATTTATTTCAGAGGAAATACTGTTTCTTCGTAACAAATAATTATCAAAATATGTCTAACTTAAATTATAAAAATCCGTTATCACCAATAATAGCCTTAGGGAGTCAATCTTCATTAAGAACTAGCACATTTGGAACAACATTTAGTGTTTTAAATACGGGTGGTTTTATGGAGGTTTACACCTTAAATGATTTAATTTACACAATACCTTTTGGTGATAATGGTGATATTGAATTTTCTGGTAATACCATACCAATTCAATTTTATAAAGGAATTAATTCTTCATTTTCATTTGACACAATAACATTAAATTCTGATAATATCTCATCAGGTAGAAGAAGATTGGGTATGTTGGTTTATGTATATGAAACAGACCAAGTATATCAATTTTCGATAGATAATTATAATACATTATGGTCTGACGCTTTAGGAGCTTCAGGACCTGGTGGTAACACTGTTGTTGTTTCTGATTTTGGTACAACAGTTAAAAATAACTCAACAGAAGGTCAATTATTTATTGATACTTGGACGGGGTCAACAATTGAGGGTGTTGATGGAGTTATTAGAATTAATGCTAGATGGAGAAAGTTTGCAACAGCAATACAAGATGTATATGTTACGGGAGGAACTTATTTTTCAGCAACATCTACTTTAGATTTATATAGGAATGATGGGGCGACAGTATCTATCGAAGCGACCGGAATTGATGGTACATCAGGAACTAGCGGAGTTGATGGAACCAGTGGTTCTTCAGGGTCTAGTGGGACATCCGGTACCAATGGTATAGATGGAACATCAGGCTCTTCAGGCACTAGCGGTATAGACGGAACATCAGGCTCATCAGGTACTAGCGGTATAGATGGAACATCAGGCTCATCAGGTACTAGCGGTTCTTCAGGAACATCAGGCTCATCAGGTACTAGCGGTATAGATGGAACATCAGGCTCATCAGGTACTAGCGGTATTGACGGAACATCAGGTACTAGCGGTTCTTCAGGCACTAGTGGTTCTTCAGGTACTAGTGGTTCTTCAGGTGTTAGTGGAGTTTCATCAGGTCAAATATTCTATTTTAATGAATCTGTAACCCAAACACCTTTATCGTATAAACAGATTGATATATTACCAACATCATCAACCGGAGAAACAATAACAAGAACAACTAATGGGGCAACACCTGTATTAGTTCAAGAATTTATCACCAATGCGTCAGGATTGGATGTTACTGTTATTCCACCTGGACTACAAAGATTTCATTTACATTTCTTAAAGGGAGGTCAAGGATTTAATACAGACACATTCTGTACAATACAATTAGCCGATTCTACAGGAACACCATATAGTGGTAGTCCATTACAAACTAATCAAGTGTTAATTCCTTGGATTAGTTCTGTCCTACCTGTTGAAGTATATGTAGATTTAGTAATACCAACATCATTTTATATTCTTCCTACCGATAGAATGATTGTTAAAATATATGTGGTTGACCAATCAAGTGGTAATCATCCAGTTACTTGGTATACGGAAGGGATACAGTATTATTCTTATGTGGTAACAACTCTTGGAGCTGTTTATGGCTCTAGCGGTTCTTCAGGAACCTCAGGAGCAAACGGAATTGCTGGAACAAGTGGAACAAGTCCAATAGGTGGGGGTGGTATAATCATTACAGGAACAGGTGTTAATTCAACTATTAGATGTGGTGTTGGAAATACCGCATCAGGAAATTTTTCGGCAGCATTAGGTGGTAGTGGAAATACAATCACTTTAAGTGGTAGTTGTTCATCAATTGTTGGGGGTAAAAATAATACCGTATCAGGAGGTGCCTCATCAATTGTTGGTGGTACTCTTAATAGTGTATCAGGAAGTACATCATCAATTGTTGGTGGTATAGGTAATGTAATTTGTGAGTTTGGAAGTATCTCATTTATTGGTGGTGGTGTTGATAATATAATTTCAGGTAGTAGGTCATTCATTGGTGGTGGTTATTGTAATCGTGTTTTATCTGGACTAGGAACTATATCGGGTGGTTATGGTAATAAACTTTGTGTTAATGCGACTTACTCAACAATTGGTGGTGGTTATTTAAATACTATAACCAGTTGTTATTCTGTAATTGGTGGTGGTGGAAGATTTTCTTGTTCAGGAAACTCTTATTGTTCTAATATAGTTAAATATAATATAGCTTCAGGACAGTTCTCAACCATAGGTGGAGGTGGAGGAAATTATGCATCAGGACATACATCAACAATTGGTGGTGGTGGTGTATTTGTTTGGCAAGTCGACGATTATCAACCAAATACCTTAACAATGTGTAATAATAAAACCATAGGGTGTTTATCAACTATAGGTGGTGGTGGTGGAAATTACGCTAAAGGTAATCATTCAACAATCGGTGGTGGTATTATAAATTTTGCATCAGGACATACATCTACAATTGGTGGTGGTAGATGTAATAAAGCTATTGGATATTTAAGCACTATTGGTGGGGGTGGTGAGATAAGGATTAACAGTGGTTATGGATACACAAGAAGAACGACTAATGAAGCCATAGGGGATTTTTCAACTATTGGTGGTGGTGGTGGAAATAAAGCGTTAGGAAATGGCTCGACAATTGGTGGTGGTAAAAGTCGAGTTATAGAAGACACAGTTAATATAGGTTCTTATGTAATATGTAATAATGTTGCTTGTGGACTTTACTCAACAATTGGTGGGGGTCAAGGAAATTACGCCAAAGGTAATTATTCGACAATTGGTGGAGGTGGAATGTGTGTATTAAGTGATTCTTATTCAATTTCTGTTATTAGAAATACTGCCGGTGGTTGTGGTAGCACCATTGGTGGTGGTATAGGTAATATAGCATCAGGAACAACATCGTTTATCGGTGGTGGTACAAGAAATACCGTTAATGGTAGTTGTTCATCAATCCTTGGTGGTTGTCTTAATACTATATCATCAGCGTTTACAAATACCAATATTATTGGTAGTAATATAACCGCAAACAGAGCATGTACCACATTTGTTAATGATTTATCTGTATGTAGTTTCGCAAGTTCATCAGGATGTTCAATCTGTGTTGGTTCAAATGGTTTACTAGTTACAACAACTGCAGGAGGGGGTGGTATAATCATTACCGGAACAGGTGTTAATTCAACTATTAGATGTGGTGTCAGTAATACTGCAACATCGTGTTTCTCAGCGGCATTAGCGGGTAGCGGAAATACCGTATCAACATGTTTTTCAACAATTGTTGGTGGTCAATGTAATATATCGTCAGGAACTCGTTCATTTATTGGTGGAGGATGTAGAAACTGTGTTTCTAGTTGTTACACATCTGTTGTAGGCGGAAAATTAAATTATGGTCAAACATCATATATATTCATTGGTGGTGGATGTCTGAATTGTAGTTTTGGTAATAACATATTTGGAACTATTGGTGGTGGTAGTCAAAATAAAGTAAGAGGTGCGTATGGTTCTACTGTAAGTTGTAATTCAGTCATTAGTGGAGGAAAATGTAACTGCACATGTGGTTCGTTTATTAGCGTTAATGGTGGTTATTGTAATATAACAAATACTAGAATGGCATCTATAGGTGGGGGACATAGAAATATTATCCAATCACCAACAAATGAATATTGTTCTTTAGGGGTGACAATTGGTGGAGGTATTGGACACAACACATCAGGAGGAACATTCTCAACAGGAGGTTTATTAACCGGAACAATTGTTTGCTGTGATTCGGGTAGATTATCAACCATTGGTGGTGGATATAGAAACTGCGCAACAGGTGCTTGTTCAACAATTGGTGGGGGGTCTAAAAATAATGCTCAAGGTTTCTTTTCATCAATTGGTGGAGGGTATTGTAATATTAATCAAGGGAGTTCTTCAACGATTGCTGGTGGTTTATGTAATAGTGCTTGTTCACTTTATTCATCAATACTTGGTGGTAGAAATAACACTATATCATCAAGTTTTACATGTACCAATATCATAGGTAGTAATATAACAGCAAATAGAGCTTGCACAACATTTGTTAATGACTTATCTGTATGTAGTTTCGCAAGTTCATCAGGATGTTCAATCTGTGTTGGTTCAAATGGTTTACTAGTTACAACAACTGCAGGAGGTTCTGGTTCTAGCGGAACATCAGGAATGGCAGGTACTAGCGGAACAAGTTCAGGTGGTGGAGGTTCAACACCAATTAAACTTACAGGTCAAACATTAACCGCAGCATCGTGGACATTAGTGTCAGGATATTACACATATTCATTTAGTAATGTAAATATTACCGCAAATTGTGATGTATCTGTTACACCACAAAACGCAAGTTATCTAACAGCGTATAACGCACAAGTATTACCATATGTGGGAGTAGCGTCAGGAGTGGCAACATTTTATTCTCAATTTCCGCCTGACGCGAATATGACGGTAGATATAGTAATAACATCAACAAATTTGGGAGCAACTACACTTATTTTATCAAATTGTGGTGGTAACATCTATACAGGTTATTCACTCTCATCAGTTTTTGAACCAGGAATTACCGTTTACTCCGATATTACGTTAACTACCCCATTGGACGTTGGTAATAACGTCATTAATATCGGAACAAGTATTACGAGTGGTTATCCAATTAATAATCTAGGAGTTATAGGAAACATTTTAACTATTTGTGACTAAATTAAACGATATAATTTATATTAAAAAATATTTAACAATAACTGACAAATCATTAACAACACAAACAACGTAATTAAATGGCTTTTAACGTACCAATAAATTCAATAGCACCAATTGACACACCTTCTGATTGGGTAAGACCACCTGATTGGATAACAATTACTGACACCGCAAATGAGGTTCAGTTTTTAGTTGCCGATACAGGGGCAAAGGCGTTCGCCATTCAAACAACATTCACAAGAACATCAGGAAATATTTATATAGATTGGGGTGATGGTACTGTAGATACAATATCAACCACTACTTCTGTAACAACCGAACATGTCTATTCAACCGGAGGTACACCTTGTTCTAGAGGGTATAACACATTTAAAATAAGAATATATGGAGACGCAACCTGTGTCATAACTAATACCAAACATCTATCTAATTTTACAGTTACCGGAGGTGGTGTTTACTATAATGTTGGATTGTTAGAGGTGTATTTTGGGGATAACACTTGTAATACAACAGAATTAACCGGTACTTATTTTTCTTCTGCTGGTGGTACAACTTCAGTTTCCACTTTTGAATTATTGGAATATGTAAAACTTCCTTCTTCAGTTGCTTGGACAACTCAAATGACTGCTATGTTTATGAATTGTGGTGGTTTATACAAAATTGTGATGCCAACATCCGCCAATTCATTAACTAATTTAACAAGCATGTGTAATGGTTGTACTAATCTACGAGATATAGTACTACCATCAAACGCCACTACCATAACCAACTTAACTCTAACATTTAATAATTGTAAAAATCTTAGGACAATATCCTTCCCAACAACATTGAATAGTTGTACAACCCTACTAACAGCATTTCAAAACTGTGATAGTTTAAAAAATATTACCTTACCTAGTATTAACTTATTAACAAGTTTAGAGAGCGCATTTGAGTCTTGTCGCTCACTGCAGTGGGTTAAATTCACAGCATTACCATCACCAGTGAGTAGTGTAGCTGTTGATATTACTAACTGTTTTGCTTCTAGTTACAGTTTACAAAACGTATATTTTCCACCCACTTGTTCTGGTAATGCGGTATATAATGGAACAACCTCATTTCAGGGATGTAATAATTTAAAAAACATAACTTTTCCGACAAGTTTTAATGCTTCAACAATGTCAACAGCCTTTAGTGGGTGTTATTCATTAACAAATGTTACTTTTCAATCGGCGATGCCGAATTTAACTGTTTTAACCAGTTGTTTCGTTAATTGTTATAGATTAACATCACTTACTTTACCAACAACAGTTGGTGCAACAATAACAATGGTGTTAATGTTTGATAGTTGTATTTCTCTTGAATCAATAACAATACCATCTGGATGGACAATAACTAGTTTGAATAGTGCTTTTGTAGATTGTGTTAATTTAAAAACGATAGTTCTTCCAAATAACACTCAAAACAGCATTACTTTAATGACATCAATGTGTAATGGATGTACTAAATTAGAATCAATAACTCTACCGACTAGTATGACCGCAGCCACTTCATTATCAGGAACATTTCAGAATTGTTTATCACTCACTGGTGTAACTTTTCCATCAACAATGAATTTGGTAACTACCGCCACTAACTGCTTTAATACTTGTGAATCTCTAACCTCAGTTACAATGCCAACTAGTATGAACGCTTGTACAACTTTTGCTAGTACCTTTAATGGTTGTTGGTTATTAACTTCCATAACAATGCCAGTAACAGTTTCTACATCTTTAACAACCTTTTCATCGGCATTCTTACAATGTGTTAATTTACAAACATTGACATTACCAACAACTCAAACATCACTATTAACTGTATTAACATCGGTTTTTGCCCAATGCCCTAATTTAACAACAATAAATAATTTAGATAAATTAGGTAGTCTAACTGCGACACCGTTAGTAGGTGCTACAGCCATTACTCAATCTAACAAATTACCATCGTTAAGTTTTAGTTGTCCCTTCTCGGCATTAGCGATTAATGGTTCCAGTGCAACAAACTTTAGTAAATTAAGTGGTTTAAGACTTCTTAATACAGGTGCCGGACAATGGACAGGAACTTCACCACAAATAAACGTATCGTACACTGATTTATCTGCAGCAGCATTAAACACTTTATTTGGTGATTTAACAACAGTAACAACAAAAACAATTAATATAACAGGATGTTCAGGAGCATCAACTTGTACAAGAAGTATCGCAACCGGAAAAGGTTGGACGGTAACAGGATAAAATAAATAAAAAAATATGGAAGATACATCAGGATTTTATAAATTTGAAGACAATTATTGGCTATACGCACCTAACTTTGTATACGCCCCCGATTTCACATTAGTAAAAGAATTAAAAGATACTTACACCTACCCCGTTGAAGGATGGACTTGGTATAATGAACAACCTTATATAAACAATAATAATTAAAATTATGAATAATTTTTTTAAACAACGATATCACTTACACATACTTGGTGGTATTTTAACAGTAACGCCGATTATTTGGCTACTAATCAAATTTGACCCCTCCTTTGATATAGGGAAAATAGGTCAACTTATAGTGGCAGGTCTATTTGGATATGTAATAGGATTTGTTTGGGAATGGTACCATGGAAAATATCACGAAGCCCCTTTTGATTACTATGACATCGCCTTCACAACCTTAGGAGCTATCATCGGAACGATATTGCTATAAGGTGGTTGCTACGGGAATTAGCTGGTCGGAGAGGACAAGACCACTTTATTTTTTCGAATAAACCCTATTAAAAATTACTTCAATAGGGTTTACAACAATTCAATATCCGTTTATTATTAACACAAATATATGTTATAATTTATGGATAAGATAATCTTTTTTAACTCTTCTCTACCTAGAGCAGGTTCAACCCTATTTCAAAATTTAATCGGACAAAACCCCCAATTTTACGTAACCCCAACATCAGGATTAATTGAGTTGGTGTCAGGAGCAAAAAATCATTATAATGGTTCTCAAGAAATTAGAGCACAAGACCCTAAATTAATGGAAAAAGCATTCATTAATTTTTGTAGAAAAGGGATTCAAGGATTCTTTGAGGAATTAACAGATAAACCCTATGTGTTAGATAAGAGTCGAGGGTGGGGTATTAATTACAATCTATTGAGTTTATTCAAAGAAGACCCAAAGATTGTTTGTATGGTTAGAGACATCAGATGTGTCTATTCCTCAATGGAAAAGAACTTTAGAAAAAACCCCCACAAAGAAAGTCATGTACAGAACCCAAACGAATTGGTTGGAACAACTGTAAATAAACGAATTGATATTTGGGCTAGTGGACCACCGGTTGGTGTCACATTAGACCGACTACAAGATATCTTCCAACAAGGACTTCATACTAAAATTTTATTTATTAGATATGAGGATTTAATGGATAACCCTGAAAGAGAATTAAAACGATTTTACGACTATGTTGGACAACCAATGTATCAAGGACACAATTTTGAATATATCGAACAGGTGACAAACGAAAATGATGTTGTTCACGGTATATATGGTGACCATGTATTGAGAAAAGAATTTAGAAAATTACCGGATGATTATTTGGATATATTGGGTTATGAATTATCCACCAATATTAAGAATCACTATAAATGGTTTTATGATTATTTTGGGTATGTCTAATATATTTTGGATAACAGGTCAGCCGGGAGCCGGTAAAACAACAATGGCGAAAGAATTATGTTCATCAATTGTTGATTCTAAAAGAGAATTATGTTTCCATATTGATGGTGATGATATTAGAGATTTATTTGATAATAAAGATTATTCTGAAGAGGGTAGAAGAAAAAATATACAACTCGCTCAACAAATGTCTCAATACCTTAATTCTAAAAGTGTTCATGTCGTTGTTTCATTAGTATCACCTTATAAAGACCAAAGAGAAGAATTTAAGAAAAAGATGGGTAGAAAAATCACAGAGATTTATGTTCACACATCAGAAATTAGAGGTAGAGAGAATTTGTTTGTTGATGATTATGAATCACCTACAGAAAACTTTATTAATATTGACACCACAAACATTGGGGTTAATGAATGTATAAAAAAAATATTAAACAATTAAAAAAACAAAGATGAATATAATATTTTCAATAGAAGGTGGTCTCGGAAAAAGTGTAATGGGAACCGCCGTATTAAAAGCCATTAGAAGACAATACCCTGACGATTATATAATTGTAGTAACTGGTTTTCCGGATATTTTTATTAACAATCCAAATATGAACAAGGTATTAAATCACGGTCAATTATCGGGTATTTACGCTAAATACATTATGAACCAAGAATCTAAAGTGTTTGTTGGTGAACCATATCAAACATCAGATTACATTACAGAATCCAAACATTTAATTCAAATTTGGTGTGAAATGTTCAAGGTTGAATATAGAGGAGAATTACCTGAAATTTTTATATCTGAAGCTGAAAAACAATACTTCACGCAATTCTATAAAGTGGATAAACCAATTATGGTTATCCAACCAAACGGTGGAGCGGCTGGACAACCATTAAAATATAGTTGGACTCGTGATATACCTCAACCAACAATAGAGGAAGTGATTAGATATTTTAAAAATGATTACGCAATTCTCCACATTAAAAGGGAAGACCAATTTGTTTATGAAGATACATTACAAGCGTTAGACGATTTTAGGAGTATAGCAATTCTATTAAGTTTATCTAAAAAACGATTGTTAATAGATTCAAGCGTTATGCACATTGCGATGGCATTAAATTTACCATCGGTTGTTACTTGGGTTGGAACTAACCCCAATGTTTTCGGATATCACACCAATACAAATATAACGGCAAATACCCCAACAAAAGAGATTATGTTAGACCATAGTCATTATTCTAAATATTTATTATTCCAAGATATGACAAGTATTCCGTATAATGATTTAAATGAAATTTTTGATGTAAATCAAATTATAGATTCAATTAGAAAACAATAAAAAAACCCCTTAATTGGGGTTTTTTGTTATAATAAATGTTGTATCTGTTTTATCACCATTTCAGAGGTTATTGATTTGTGACACTCAAACTGACGAGGTGTTCCTTTATTTTCGGGACACCAATTCCAATCACCACGGTCAAATCTAAATTCTGACTTATTCCAACATCCATTACATACAGAATCATTTGTAATTCTAGTACAGTTTGTGGTAAATTCATGGTTAGATTCGGTAAAATTAGAAATCATAACAACATGTTTTCCTAACGCCCATGAAAGCCAAGACAATCCACTTGATAACCCAATAAAGAATTCACTATGGTGAATATAGTTCATTGTATTCTCTATTGATGTGTCTTTTAATTTTGTAACATTTTTATAATTTCCACCGTGTTTAGATATATTAATAATTTTATAACCTAATCCAGTTAAATAATCAATAAGTTCTTGCCACCCTTTTGGGTTATTCCATAGTTTTAATCCTGCGGTTGATTCATCGGCAATTGTTATATACTTCTCAACCATAGGTTTTACTTTAGGTGTAAAATCAAGTGTTGCTTTAATTTCGGAATGTTCTAATTTTAAAAGATTTGTGATTGTTTTTTGTAATGGTATTGTATTAGGGTAAAACGGTTCTTTTGTTTCGTTTTCAAACCACCCAATTCTGTATAAGGCAAATAAATTATGTACCGTTGAACCCGGTTCAATAAACTCTAATTCAGGATAGGATTTTTTAAATAATTTATTCCAAAAAGTTGAGACAATTACAATACAATTATGTTGTTTTTTAAATTCTAAAACATAAGGTATCCAAGCAATACTATCTCCCAATGAACTAGATTCAAAAGAAATGAAAACTCTTCTATTTGTTAAATCAAGGTTATATTCAAAAACAATATCATTATCACAAGAAACTTTGATATACCAATTTGTAAAGTATTCTCGACTTACTTTAGTCCACATATTTGACGATAATTCTGTGTGATGATGCAATCCACTACTATCATAAAATTCAACATTAAATTTTTTATCACTATCACCTAATATTTCAAAAAAAGGTTGATTAACAAAATGAAAATTATATTTTACATCTGGTTTTACATTTTGGTTATTTGAGTTTATTAATCCCATTGTTTTCGTTATATTGTTAAAATTTTTTATAAATAAATTTTTGGTTTCTTCAGATGAGTATTCCTTTTTTATTGAGGTAACCACCTCATACATTTTAACCATTCTTTTACAAATAGTTGTCCAATCAAATTTAGTTCTATTGTTTTGGGTTAAATCAACATAATGTTTATATTGATTTATTATTTCCGAGATAGCATTCGCAACTAAATCAGAATTTCTTTCGGATATAATCATACCGTCAATCTTTTGAGACCCCTCGTAAGTTCCAACAACAGGAAGTCCACAAGAGACAGCCTCTAATAATGTTAAATTTGGGTGACCAGCTTCCAATATGGATGGGTGTAAAAATATTGAGTGTGATTTATATAACTCTAAAATTTCATCTTCACTTAAATTGGTTAATAATAGCGTTAATTTTTCGTATTCTAATAAGTCAGGGTGGTGTTGAAAAAATAATTTATTGTTTTCCGGTCCGGCAATTGTTATTGGAAGATTTAATTTTTTTGCAGATTCTATTGCGTATCTAAACCCTTTTCTATCAAACGAGGAGTCACCTCCAATACCATTATTAGCAATACAAAGTAATTTATGTTCTTCTCTATATAAATTATCGACTTTAAAATAATCAACTTCCACTCCATGAGATAGATAGAATAATTTATCAGTCCCTTCAAAGTAATCAACTAAATATTCTGCGTGACAAAATGAAATTACGGATTTTTGTATTGCTTCTAAATTTTGACGATAGTTAAATGAATCTTTTCCATAATGAACAACATGATGGTCGTGTAATGAAAAGATGTAAGGGACACCTCTTTCCGCAGCATCTAATGCTAAATTGGCAATATGGATATGTATAATATCCGAATTATCGGTAGACGCCTCATTTAAATATTTTATAGTACATTCGTGACCCAAAGAATTAAATTCGTTATGGTAGCACCATAATATTTTTTCGACGGCTCCCCATCCATTAGGGGGTATTGGGATTACTCCCGGAGTTACTTGTGTTATTCTCATATAGTTATTTATTTTTTCCCATTTTTCCCATTTATTTCTAAATAATTTTTCCATTATTCTTGTGTTTGACTTGTGTTTATCATTCGGTATTAATTCATGGCTTTTAGATACTAAATGATAAACTATAGAATTTTTAATTAAAGCATGTGGAATATTGTGCTTTTGTAAAGTTAAACCATAATCATTATCTTGATAATAAAATTCAAATTGTTCATCAAACCCGCCTATTAAATCTATTACTTCTTTCTTAACTAATATACACCACCCGTATAACTCAACACAAGGATTATAACCTAAAAAAACATTACCCTCTTTAAATGAACCATTATAATAATTTTGAACCCATTCAGGTTCAAAGGGTGAAAAAGATTTTATGTTAGGATTTAAAGAATATTCAATTAATATGTTATTTAACCAATCTTCAGTAAATATTAAATCATTATTGATAATTAATATCCATTCACTTTCACAATATGACAACCCAATATTTAAGAATTTATTATAATTAAATTTTTCATTTGGTGTGATAACATTTAAATTCGGATAATCATAAATAAATTTAGATTCAATATTAGATTCTATTAATTTTATGTTAAAAACATACCCCCCTTTGGTTAGTAAAAGGGTGTCTAATGTCTGTTTTGTTAAATTATAAAAACTTTTATCTTTAGTGTTTGATAAACAAATCACATCAATAGATATGGTATTTTTATCTATGTTAAAAATATTATTAATCATATTGTTTAGAAATTGGGGTTTTAAATAATGTTAAAAATTTGTCAGAAGAAATTAGATTTAATGATGATAATATAAGTTCTTTATTATATTCATAATAGCCATTATTGTAAGATTCTAAAAAATCTCCGTTATTATAGTTTGTTAAATGTATGATACCACATCCGTGGTCGGTATTCACAACTTTCATCATTAAATCTTTTCTTTCAGTTCTTAATTTAATCCATGTTTTCCAAACATCACCATTCCATATTGATGTACCGTTTAACAATGTTTTTTCTAACGGGATTAGTTGGCTTTCATATGAATGTGGTATAACATCGTGAACAACAATGCAACCGTCTTTATTTAATATTTTTAATGAATTTATTATATCTCTATACGCAAAATCGGCATGATGTAGTCCATCTATAAAAATAATATCAAATTTATCCATATTTTGTTTAAAAAAATCATCGGAAGATATATTAAAATCACTATTAACATTTGGGTCTGGGTCAACACTAATTTTTTTATCAATAATTATTTTGGATAAATTGATACGATCCTGAGTCCCAATTTCCAAAAAACTTTTATAATTATTGTTTTCTATCAAGTAATTTATAATATTAAATCTTTCCATCATTTAATTATTTTTTTAGTTGAGGTGTTGTAATCGTAAAAATATAAAATTTTATTTATTCTTGACTGTGTTACGATTCTTGGTAACATTCTCGACGCCCATTCATCGTCTTCACCAAAATTAATGTTGTTAAAAAATTCGGTAATATTTTCTTTTTTATGAACCATTAAATGATTTGGGTGTCTATAATACGCATCGGATTTTTCACAATAATCGTATTCCCTACCATATTTAACTAATTTATTGTTAGAACCATTAAATGAAATTTCCGCATCAAAAACGATAACATCTGGTGACCAATTAACAATTTCGTTAAGAATATCTTTAATGTATGTATCGGAAATTCGGTCATCATCATCAATGAATGAAACATACTTTCCTTTTGATAATCTTAATAAATCATTTCTTTTTGCACCAATAGACCTTTTCGCGTTATCCGAAAATACTAAAAATTCTACCGGATTATCACCGATTTGAGATTCAACCGAATTAATTAATTTATTTAAAAATGTATTATTTCTCTCAAGTAAAGAACATACTAAAATAGATAACAAAACTTGTGATTTGATTTTACAAACCCAAACAACATTTCTAAATTTTTCTTCCATATAAGAGATTAAACTATTTTTAATACAAGAGTCAATAATATCTGAATCTTGTATTTCAAACCAATTCCATATTTGATTATTAATATGTTTTTGAAAATGTTCTTCATTTGGGGAGTAATCATGTGCCATAATTACATCACCAACTTTTAAATAATTTGACAATATTTTAAATTCATTTATTTTATTACCCCCATCACATAAAACTAATGTTGTCCCATTTGATTGTATAATATCTATTATCTCCTGTTCATCAATTAAACCATTATAATCGGAATTGAAAATATTTTTAACTCTAACATCTATCTTTGAACCTTCTCTCACATAATCCATAAGATGGGAAGGTGTGTTAATATCGTAGGTTATTAATCTAGTATTTTTTAATCCGTTATTATCTAATAAATCTCTAATTAATAAAGTTAATCCACCCCCAAAAGTACCTATTTCTAAAATTTGACTAGGTTTGAGAGAAATGATTAGTTCTTCAAAACTTTCCGATATTGAATCATGTTGGGATATTTTTAAATTTTTATAAATATGACTTCCAGTTATTTCCATTTTATTATTTTATAAATGTTTTTAATTCTTTATCAATTAAAGAATATCCGTCTGATTGAGTTGTTATTCTATTTTTTAGTATCCCCATATTTTTACCTGAAAAAATTATATTAAAAAATGTGTCCATACAATCCCATTTTTCGGTTCTTAATTTATTGATAAGGTATTCTTTAGTTTTTATTGGAAACATGATACATTGCAAACCAATTATTTTATCAGTAATAAAAAGTAAATCTTGATTAGGTATTTCTCTAACCACATCAGATTGATGCCACCCAAAATCTAATGTTTTAGTATCTCCAAATGAGAAATAAGATATATCTTCATTATTAATGATTTCACAAACTTGATTGACTTTATTTACAAATTCCTCCATAGGGACCTCAATTATACAATCTCCTTCACACACAATTAGAAAATCTAAATCTTTATCAAATTCAGACATAATCCCCAATTTGAATGATTCAAAACATCCATAATGAGTTGGGGTTAAAGCATTCCCGTATTCAGGGTCGTTAATATTAGTATATTTTTCTAATCTAACATTATGAGGTCTTAAACAATTATGTGATGGTGGTAATGATGAAAACACCTCATTTTGATGTAATACATAATTAAACCCAAAATCACAAACTCTTTTAACAGATTCTCTTGATAGTTGCTCTCTACTGTCGTCTATGGTTGTTTGTAAATGTAATACTTTAACATTATATTTTAAAGATTGGTTAATATTAATTTCTTTAAAGAACCCGTTATTACGATATTCGTGAATTGTTACATCATTTAATTCGTAAGTTTCTGTTTTATGTAAATTATTTCCATCATAAAATGAAATGATAATTTCAATAGGTTCTCCATCATAATCGATATGTTTAAAATATTTTGCTCTATTGGTTACTAAATCTAACTTATGTTCGGAAATAATTATAGAATCATTAAAGATGTTTTTACCCGATTTATTAATTGATAATTCCAATCTACGATTATCAATATTATATGTATAAAAATAAAACACCCACCTATTTTTAGTATCATTAACTGGTAAAATTGAATAATATTCAGAATTAGATGATACCCCCAAACCTGAATTCGGTAATATTGTTTTTTTATTATTATATTCAATCCAAATATTTTCTTTACCTTCTAAAATTTTCATATAGTAATTTTCTAAAAAATTGTGACATTTTAATTCTAAACAATGATTATTAAAGGTAACTTCATCATTAATATCTAAAAAAGTATTTAGAAAATAACTGGTTTTAAACACCATTGATGTCGTTTCAATACCATTATCCATATAGGATAAACAACAGTTCCAAGTTGTTAATTTATTAAAATATTCTTCAATTAATGGTATGTCTAAATCATTTAGAATAACATCATAAGTGATTATCATAAATTTGGTTGCACCAATATCTTTAGCCAATTTAGCACCATTCATAAAATTCATGTGTACCGCCAAAGATTGATTTGAATTTGATAACCCATTGATGTTTATTTGAGTATTATATTGGTCTGTATTATTATAGAAGTGAGTATAATATGAATGAGGTATCATTAAATTATTTGAGTCAAATATATAATAATCCGCCATCTCCTGTATTTCATTTGGTACCGGATAATGAGAAACTAATATAATTTTTCTACCTAATTTTTTGAAACTTTCTATACACTCAATCGTTAGATTTTTGCGTTTAATGGTGTCGGGGTAAGTACTGATAATAATTACTTCATCATCATTTATGGATGAGATTAAATTATTGTCAATCTCAAGACCTAATATGTTTAATAAGTTTTCGGAATCTTGTTTTATATCTCCGGTTAAAAAGATTATTGATTCTTTATCATTGTATTTATCACAATAAACCTCCAAATTATACATCATCATCGGTATCTTATACTCTAAAGCCTCTTTAATGGCGATAGGGTTTAATTCCTTATTATTTCGGTCACCTTTTGATGAAAAGAAAAATACATCGGATGCTTGAATAAAACTACCCACATCATTTCTTTCACCCCATATAATGGCATTCTTTGGTTTGTTAGTTATCAATGGTCCCCAATAATCTTTAAAGTTGTCCGCTTGATTCCCAATAAAATGAAATTTAATTTTATAATTCTTTAAGTATTCGGCAATCTCAAAAAGATATTTTTGGTTTTTTCTAGCGGTAAATAAACCAACATTAACCACATGTTTCCAATTAGGGTTTAAATCTAATTTCTCTTGATTCTCTTTTTGGTTTTTTATTTTGACATCTACAGGATATTCTATTATTTCATATGGAATATCAAAGATAGAATATCTAAAGGCGTTAAACGCACTTACAAATATGAATTTATCAGGAAAAAATCTTTTTGATGTAACAGGAAAGCTAGAATCGTGGGTAGTTTCAAAAATAGTGTATCTACGGTCTTGCTTATATATTTCTTTTGTTATTTCATCGTCCATAAAGAATTCAGGGAATTCTTCCATACTAACAACATCAGGATTAAAATCTTTTAAAATATTAATAAGTTCAGATTTATTATCTCCTAATGGGTGGAAATTATCTAATAACATATTTTCAATTTGATTTCGTTGAACCACATAGTTCCACGCAACCAAAGAATATTCAACACATTTAATAATATAATCGTTCTTTAATAACTTTATCTTATTAAGTGTTACTTGTGGTGCTCCACCAGTACTTAAATGGGGGGTTATAATTAAAACTTTTTTCATAGATATAAAAATAACAAAATGAATATGTTTGTCAAGAAAAACAATTTAATTAAAATGGGTTATAATTATATTTATCAATATGCAATCAATAGAAATAACTAGTTTAGTAGGGCATCCACCATTTAGTATCACAATATGTGATATTACATATACTTATTGTTATTTTGCGATTAGTGGTGTGACTTCAGCACCCATAACAATAACGCCACCTACACAACTAAATGGGGTTAACCAATTATTAGTAGTTATTACCGACAGTAAAGGATGTGAAACAATAAATTACATTAACTGTTTTACACCTACACCCACCCCAACACTAACACCAACACCAACAATAACACCAACAAATCTTTCTTGTAGTTGCATCGCCTTTATTAATGTTGGAACCGGAAATTTAAATTTTGGTTATATTCTATGTGACGAAACTATATTTACAGGTGTTATCCCTCAATCAACAACTTTTTATGTTTGTGGTAAATTACCGTTTGCAGATGAAAATGTAATAATCTCAATTAATGGTGTCTGTGTTGATAATAGTTGTCCAACATCCGAAATAACTCCAACTCCGACTAATACTCAAACACCAACAATTACGCCAACAAATACTCTGACACCAACGGTAACTCCGACTGATGTATCTGCATGTATTCCACAAACAATTTACAATAATGAAAAGTATACTGTTTTGATGCAAAATAGTTATTCATCTTTTTATCCGGATGGTACAAAAGTATATTTCACACGACATAATACTGGAGTAGGTTCAAGTACAGGATATGACCCAATTATAATGTATAATTTAGGTACCCCTTGGGATGTATCGACTATAATTGCAAATGGTTTTCAATCGGCTGCATCTGGAGTATATGCAATACCGGCAGCGGTATCTATAAATACCGACACTATTGTAAGTAGTGCTCAAGGACACTGTTTTTCACCTGATGGTACAAAAATATTTGTTTGTAATGCTAGTTCAGGTGTTTTAAGAAAATTTACGGTAAGTACTCCTTGGGATATAACCACAATGAGTCTTAGTGCGTCAGCTACAACATATGGCACAAGTTTAAGTGTTGTTAAATTTACTCCTGATGGGTTAACTATGGTATTATTAGGGACCGGAGGTTTAAAGAAATACACATTAACAAGTGCTTGGGATATAATTGGTGGTACGTTAACCTCTACCTCTGCGACCGGATTTGTCTCTGATTTTAATTTTCAAAATAACGGTTTGTATCTATTTACGTTTAATAGTGGTAATAATCTAATTAGATATACTTTATCAAGTCCTTATAATATAACGGGTATAACCTCAACTCAAACACTCAACCTTAGTGGAAGTATTAATATGGGTAGTGGGCCTAGAATACTGTTTAAAGACGGATATAAAGGATATATTAGTAGTTATTATGCAAATACTCCTCACACTATATCGGCTTTTAATCTTACTTGTCCTTTTGACATTAGTGGTTCGTTACCCATACCGAGTCAAACACCAACACAAACTCCGACTTTGACACCAACAATAACTCCAACTCAAACAATGACACCGTCACCAACACCTCAATATAGATTTGAACCTAACGACTCAGCCTATTTAATTGATTTTATTGATAATTCCACTAGCGGATATTTCTATGGTGCATATACAGGTTATAGTGAAAATAATGTGGTTCCTGCTGGAGGTATAATAAAATTAAATCAAGATTTAACAATTGATTATTCATTTACTGGTGGTACAGGATTTGCTGGTCCATATGACTATTTTTACAATGGTGAATCAATCATACAACAACCTGACGGTAAGATAATTGCGACAGGATTTTTAACATCATATAGTGGTGTATCCAAAAATAGAATCGTTAGATTAAATGTTGATGGTAGTATTGATAACACTTTTGTTATGGGTTCAGGATTTAACGGTTTTTATACGGCGGTACCGGGAATTGATTCATTGGGTAATATTATAGTTCCGGGATATTTTTCGACATATAATGGAGTTACTACCCCTATCTATGGTTTAGCAAAACTAAGTAGTGGTGGTACTATGGATATGACTTTCTCAGCAACAACAGGATTTGCCGGAGCACCTACTATCCCTCAAGGTGTGTTAGTTAATCCTGATGATTCTATGTATGTTACGGGGTATTTCACGTCGTTTAGTGGTATTTCTGCAAACCATATTATTAAATTACAATCTAATGGATATAAAGACGATAGTTTTAATTATGGTACAGGGTTTAATAGTTACGGAGAGGAAGCAATTAATACTTTTCGAATATCCGGAGAAACATCCTTTTATGTTGTTGGTACTAATTACAATGGTGGAGGATTTACTATGTACAATGGAACACCTGTCAACAGAATTCTTAAATTAATGTCTGATGGAACTATTGACCCTAGTTTTAATAGTGGTACCGGATTATCAGGTGGAACAGCAGACCTTAGTTCTTACTGTACAATAATATGGACAAATAAATTATTACTTTGGGGTACTTTTACTTCATATAATGGTACACCATCATTAAATTGGATAATTTTAAATTCCGATGGGACGGTCTTCCAATCATTTACAACGGAATATAATTTAATATTTGCAATTGGTAATAAATTATACGGACAACAATCTACCGGTTATTTAGAACTAATTATGATTTACCCATAAATTAATCCACAATAAATTATTTTCATATTTATCTTTTTCGTTTAAATATTATTTTTTAAATAAATTAAGGTAAATATGAAAATTTTTGTACAAATCGCGTCCTATCGTGACCCCCAACTTATTCCAACAATTAAGTCAATGTTGGAGAATGCGAAAAAACCTAAAAATTTGGTAATTGGAATATGTCGTCAATATCACCCGGAAGACGGGTTTGATGATTTATCTGAATACGCAAAAGATAAAAGATTTAGAGTTGTTGACGTTTTATACACCGAATCCAAAGGTGTTTGTTGGGCAAGAAACCAAGTACAACAATTATATAAAGGTGAAGAATATACCCTACAAATTGACTCTCACATGAGATTTGAGAAAGATTGGGATGACACCTTAATCAAAATGGTTAAACAACTTCAAAAGAAAGGATTTAAGAAACCTTTATTGACAGGGTATGTTTCTTCATTTGACCCTGACAATGACCCGGCAGGGAGAGTTAGAGACCCATGGAGAATGTCGTTTGATAGATTTATACCAGAAGGTGCCGTCTTCTTCTTACCTGAAACAATTCCGGGGTGGGAAAACCTTAAAGAACCCGTTACCTCAAGATTTTACTCCGCCCATATGGCATTTACAGTAGGACAATTTAGTGTCGAGGTTCAACACGACCCTGAGTTCTATTTTCACGGTGAAGAAATATCAATTGCCGTTAGAGCATATACTCACGGATATGATTTATTCCACCCACATAAAACCGTTATTTGGCACGAATATACTCGTAAGGGTAGAACCAAACAATGGGATGATGATAAAGAGTGGGGTAAGAAAAACGAATTATCTCATTTAAAAAATCGTCAATTATTTGGTATGGATGGTGAAGAGGTCACTATGGATTTTAGTTATTATGGTTTTGGAACTGAAAGAACTTTAAGGGATTATGAAATTTATTCAGGTCTTAAATTTTCAAATAGAGCGGTTCAACAATATACATTAGACAAACATTACGCCCCCAATCCAACAATTTATGAAACAGAAGAAGAATGGTTGGCGAGTTATGCTAGCATCTTCAAACATTGTATTGATATTGGATTTACTCAAGTACCGGAGAAGGATTATGAGTTTTGGGTAGTTGCTTTCCACGACGAGAATGATGAAACTTTAAATAGAAGAGACGCTGACATTAATGAAATTAATAATATGATGAGAGACCCTGATGGGTATTGTAAAGTTTGGAGAGAATTTCAAACAGTTCATAAACCAAAATACTGGGTTGTTTGGCCGTTTAGTACGTCAAAAGGTTGGTGTGAAAGAATAACGGGTAATTTATAAAAAATGGTTAAAATTTATGATGAATACGATTCATATTTAGAGGGTGGTTATTTTTCATCTCCAAGAAAAAATTTGGGTAATAAATTGTTTATATATTCCGCTTGTAGAATAATTAGCGAACTACTAGGGTACGAGTTAATATCTCCGGAAAATGCCTTAATAAGAAGAGAAGACACTAAAAACGGACAATACAATGAAATTATGTTTCCATTTAAAGGTGTTAAAGGAAATATTGTGGATAACCCAATTAAAGTTATTCAAGATGGTGATATTATACAATTAGGTAGTATTGAAAATTTAATACAATCCTACCCAAATCACGGATTTATAAACCAATCATATTTTTCAAAATATGATTACATCAAACCATATAAAATTAAAGTTAAAGAATATTTTAAAAGTATTGTTAAAGATAAAAGGGGTAGTAATGATTTAGTGATTATGTTAAGGAGTAGTAATCACGATGGGAGTTTTGTTTTACCGGATAGTTATTACCTTAATATAATATCTCAAGAAACTTTTGATAATTTATATATTTCATTTGACCACATAAATAAACATCAATCATTAATTAATAAATTAGAAAAATATAACCCTAAATTAATTGATGGTGATATACTTGATGTTTTTTCAGAAATCACGTCTTTTAATAAAATAATTGCGGCACAAGGAACTTTTTCTTTTTGGGCTTGTTTTTTATCAAATGCTGAAAAAATATATTGGCCTTTAACCAATGACGGCCCAAACTCGGGAATGAATTCAGATAACCCTGTTTACAACACTTACGTTAATTTAATTGTTGATGACGAAGAAAGATATTCAAATATAAACGTAAAAAATATTTATGAAAAATGAGACCAATCGTATCATTCACATTATTTGGAACCAATATGAAATATTATATTGGTGCAGTTAAAAATACCGTCGAGGTTAATTCTTTATTACCTGATTGGGAAATTAGAATTTATTATCATAGTGACTTTATCCTAACAGAATACATTAAAATTTTATCTGAATTAGGTGCCAACTTAATTAATGTTAAAGATTTAACTATAGGTGGGTTAGAATCAATTCATTTCCCATATTTTTGGAGATTCTTGAGTTTTTTAGAGGATACTCCATCAATTGTTAGAGATTTAGATAGTAGATTTAGTCATCGAGAAGTTAGTTATATTAATAGTTGGTTAAAAACAGATAATGATTATTTTATAATAAGAGACCATCCTTGGCATTCACCAGTACCAAGTGGGCTATTTGGAATTAAACGTAAAATAAATTTATTTGAGGAACACTTCAATGAATTTATTAAAAACAATGAATTAGTTTGGGGTTCCGACCAAACAATACTACAATTATATATGGAAAATATTGATAAAAACAATATCTTCTATTGTGGATATGATAGTGAAGAAAACTATATCCATAGAGATAATAAAGATTTTTTTATAGGAATGCAAATTGACGAGAATGATAAACCATTAGTTCCAAGTGCAATACAAGCTTTGAATTATTTAAAAGACCTTAACTTATAATATGAAATATTGTTTTACAACATTATCGATTGGTGAAGAATACGAAAAGAAAACAATTCAATTTTATTCTGATTTAGCGTCAAGAACATCTAACTGCGATTTTTTCATAACAACAACAAATGAAAATTTCCCCGATTTAGGTGATAGATTTAAAATTAAAGTAATTAACCCTCCATCATTACATCACGAAGCGGTTGGTACAACAAGTTTTCATTATAATTTAAAAGTATTATCTCTAAAACATATTTTAGAGTATGAAAAAAATAACCCTAATTCTGAAGGATATGAATTTATAATTTTTTCAGATGGTGATTGGACAATGTTTGAACATTTTTCAGAAAAAAAAGTTTTAAATATGTTAAATTGGACTAAAGAAAACGATTATGATTTTGTATTTGAGAGACCAGCAAGAATTGGTGATAGTAGAGCCCATCCTGAAGGTAGTTTTTTTATGCAAAAATTAATAGATTATGATATGTTAGAATACGATAAATGGGATGAAGCTCATTGTGTTAATGAACAATTTATGATATTTAAAAATTCATATAAATTTAGATTTTTTGTCCAAAGATGGGAACAATTTTTATGGTACAGTATTGAAAATAAAATTAGAAATTATGCCGAAGGATTTGAAATTGGTATATCAGCTTTAGAGGCCGGAATGAAATGGCATTTTGATAACGCTTTTAATCATTTCCTACAACAATGTTTCCAATTTTACAATAAATCAGAACAATTGTATATTAGATTTTAAAATAAAAAAATATAAATAAAAAAAATTATGAAAACTAAAATTGTTACCACATATTGGATGGATGTTGAAGGATATCCATATCAAGGAGTCTCCCCAATTAGAAAAATAAGATATCAAGGGTCATTAATTTCTCATTGTATTGGTAGTAGTTTACCGGTTATCTGCTATACTCATAGTAAAAATTACGACGAACTTAACGATATTAAAGTAAGATATGATTTAACTAATTTAGAGTTAAAAATATTAGAACTATCTGATGTAAAATACCATAATGAAATTAAAAAAATTAGAAATAATAATTTTGATACCGATTTAGATGGAAGAGGTCCTGAAATAATGTGGGGAAAATTTGATGTTATGGAAAGAGAACTTGATGGGTTTGATAAAGTTTATTGGGTTGATGTTGGTTTGCAACACCCGGGAATATTCCCTTGGATGTACTCTAAAGTTTATAATACGGATTATGAAAATTTAGGCGTACCAACAGATTGGTGGGCTCATTTAGATGTGTTTAATTTTTCAAAAATAATTGATAGCGAAATATATAATAAATTAAATAAAATATGTGAAAATAAAATAATGTTTGTTTGTTCATATGGTCCTCAAATAAGTTATCCTTTTTTACAACACGGAATATTAGACAAACCTTTTGAATCACCCTATCCGGTCGGTGGTATGTTTGGGGGTGATACTCAAATATTAAAAAAATACATAAATTTATTTTGGGAATTTACTGAAAAAATATTAGAAAAAAATATACTTTGTACAGAAGAAGTAATTATGAAACCATCTTATGATTTAATCAGTGAAGACGAAAAAATTACATTTATTTTTAACACATTTGCATCCGGAGAACACGATGATTATCACTATAAAATGTGGGATAAAGAAAAAAATCCATTAAAACCTTTCTATATGATGTGGCATGATATAAAAAATTTTAAAATATAAAAACAATGAATAAAGTAACATTAGTAACAGGATTATGGGATATTGGAAGAGGTGACCTTCAAGAAGGGTGGTCTCGCTCATTCCAACATTATTTAGATAAATTCCAACAACTATTACAAGTTGATGTAAATATGATAATTTTTGGTGATGAAGAATTAGAAAAATTTGTGTTAGATAATAGACGCTCCGAAAACACTCAATTTGTTCGTAGAAGTTTATCTTGGTTTAAAAATAGTGAATTTTACGATAAAATTCAAAAAATAAGAACCAACCCTGATTGGTATAACCAAGTTGGTTGGTTAACAGATTCGACACAAGCCAAATTAGAAATGTATAACCCTTTGGTTATGTCAAAAGTTTATTTATTACACGATGCAAAAATTTTAGATAAGTTTGAGTCAGAATATATGTTTTGGATTGATGCTGGGTTAACCAACACAATCCACCCTGGGTACTTTACCCATGATAAAGTTTTAGATAAATTACCCCAGTTAGTTAAGAACTTTCACTTTGTTTGTTTTCCTTATGAAACCAATAACGAAATTCACGGATTCAAGTATCAAGAATTATGTGATTTAGCCGGTAAACCTGTTAATATGGTTGCTAGAGCAGGTTTCTTTGGTGGAAAAAAAGATGTTATATCGGAAATTAATACCATTTATTACGGATTAATGAATGAAACACTTTCAAATGGGTTAATGGGTACTGAAGAGTCATTATTTACAATTATGACATACAAATACCCAAACTTAATTACTTACTCGGAAATTGAGGGTAATGGGTTAATGGGTAAATTCTTTGAGGATTTAAAAGATATGACGGTTGAGGTTAAATCGGAAGTGTCTAAAGATGTTGTTGTGAATAATTTGGACACTTCAAAAGTAGCTCTTTATGTAATCACATTTAACTCACCAAAACAATTAGAGGTTCTTATCCAATCTATGTTGGACTACGATAAAGATTTTGTGGAGAAACCAAAGAAATTCTTATTAGATAATTCAACTGATTTAACCACAACACCGAGATATATTGAACTATGTGAACAATATGGTTTTGAACATATTAAAAAAGATAATATTGGAATTGTTGGTGGTAGGGTATTTGTTGCTGAACATTTCGATGAAACTGATTTGGATTTTTATTACTTTTTTGAAGATGACATGGCGTTTTACCCTAAAAAAGGTGAGGTGTGTAGAAATGGATTCCCAAGATTTGTCGACAATTTATATCAAAAATCTTTAGGAATTATTCAAAAAGAGAATTTTGATTTTTTAAAGTTAAATTTTAGTGAGTTTTTTGGTGACCATAGTGTGCAGTGGAGTTGGTATAACGTCCCACAAGATTTTAGACAAAAACATTGGCCAAACAACCCTAAATTACCGGTTCAAGGTTTAGACCCCAATTCACCTAAAACAAAATTTGATGAAATACATATTCATAAAGGGTTACCATATATAACAGGTGAATCCCATTTATCGAATTGGCCGATTGTATTAACAAAAGAAGGTAATTATAAATGTTATTTGGAAACAAAATGGGCTCATCCTCACGAACAAACTCTTATGTCGTACTCTTATCAAGAAACAATTAAAGGTAACGTTAAACCAGGATTACTATTACTAACACCAACAGAACACGATAGATTTGAACATTACGATGGTTCATTAAGAAAAGAGAGTTAAATCATTTATTTTTAAAAACCCAACTATTTATAATAAAAACTTTAAATGAATTTCTATATCAAAAAAAATTCTACATTACCGGTAATTAAATTAGAAGTCGTAAAAAACGGAAGAAACGATTATAATAATTTTATGGATATGATAGAGGTATCTTCCATTTTCTTCTCAATGGTGGATGTTGAAACGGGGATACCAAAAATCACTTCAAGACCGGGCGGATTTGTTGAGAAAACCTCAATGGACCCCAATGCCGAACCAGAATATTACATATATTACCAATTCACATCAAAAGACACCAATCGTGTTGGTAGATATGAGGGTGAATTTATGTTAAGAAATTCTGATGGTGTTCTTATTTTACCAATTAGAGAAAAACTTAATATTAATATTCAGGAATCCTTCATTGCTGACGATTTAGCTTATGATAGTTGTTATGTTTCAGAATTTCCTTGCTGTGTTAATGAATTAACACCTACTCCTACGCCTACAAATACAGAAACACCTACTCCTACGCCTACAAATACAGAAACACCTACTCCTACTCCGACAAATACTGAAACTCCAACGCCTACGCCAACTCAAACACCGACAATGACACCTACACCTACACCACCATCAACTCTTGGATTAAGACTAACATTTGATGATATAGCAAATGCAGATTTATTAGTAGGAGATTCTAGTAGTGTAGAAGATTGGAATACGTTCTTTGATTTGCCTACATATGGTAATCCATTTACAAGTGTAGAAGTGGTTGGGAATGAAGTTAGTTTAATAGGTGGTAGTAATATTAAAGTGAAGCCAGCTTTAATGTATGATTACAACTATAATACTTTTTTGATTAGTGTTGTAGATACAGCAAATTGTATAACATCAGTTGGTGGTGATGCTTTTACTTATTGCTATGGTTTAACAACAGTTGATTTACCTGCTTGTACAATTGCTTATGGATGGCAGGATAGTCCACAAAATGATTACGGTGCTTTTGGCGAATGTGTAAATTTAATTAATTTAAACTTACCATTACTAACAACAGCAGGTTATAGTTGTTTTGCATATTGTACATCACTAACAGCAATAGATTTACCATTATTAACAACAGCAGGTGATTATTGTTTTGCATATTGTACATCACTAACAACAGTTGATTTACCACTATTAACAACAGCAGGTTATTATTGTTTCTACGATTGTACATCACTAACAACAATAGATTTACCACTATTAACAACAGCAGGTGATTATTGTTTCTACGATTGTACATCACTAACAACAATAGATTTACCACTATTAACAACAGCAGGTTATTATTGTTTCTATGCTTGCACATCATTAACAACAATTAGCCTACCAGCTTGTACTGACCTAGGAGGAACAGTTTTAGATAATGACGTATTTAATAGTATTATGGCTAACACAATCACACTAACTGTACCATCAACTCTTATGACTTGCAACAGCGGAAGCCCTGATGGTGATATACAATATCTACAAGTTAATAATACAGTAACGATAATAACAATATAAAATTATGACAAACAAAGAATTTACATTAGAAGAACTTATTACTAAACAACAAGAAGCTAAAATTAGCAGACTTGTTAAGAATGCAGAAAACATTGCTAAAATTACACAAAGAGTAGATGCTGCCCAAGGTGCAGAAAAAGTGAGACTTTCAGCTCTTTTAGAACTACACAAAGGTCATACGAATGAATTAGAATCTATTGATGTTGTTGCTATTGCAACAGAGAAAATGTTTAAAAGACCAATACCAACACCTAATGTTTTAGATGAGAATATTAATCAAACATATCAATTAGGTAGACAATATGTTCCTGATGAAAGAGACAATAAATATCCAATCAACAACCTTTTAAGTGTTGCCCCTGTTAGAATTACCAATAAATATTGGGACGCTAATGGATGGTGGGGTAATCAAGGTAATACACCCCAATGTGTTGGATATGCTTGGGCTCATTGGTTAGAAGATGGTCCGGTTCCTCAAAGTGGGATTGGTCCAATAATACCACCTAAAGTAATTTATGAAAATGCTCAAAGAGTTGATGAATGGGCTGGTGAGAATTATGATGGTACTTCAGTTAGAGGTGGTGTTAAATATTTGCAGAGTGTTGGTAAAGTTTCATCATATTACTGGGGTTTTAATTTAACAACCTTAATAAATTCCGTTTTAAATTTGGGACCTGTTGTTGTTGGAACTAATTGGTATAACGGAATGTTTTACCCTAATAGAAATGGTTTAATTAAAATTAGTGGTCGTATTGCTGGTGGACACGCATATGTTATTAATGGTGTTAATACGGTGACTAAACTTTTCAGAATAAAAAATAGTTGGGGTCAATCTTGGGGACAATCTGGTCACGCATACATTTCATTTACTGACATGCAAAGATTAATAAGAGAACGAGGCGAGATTTGTTTTGCCACAGAAATTAGGTCCTAATTGACTTCTTTATTTTAAATAATTATATTTATAGAAACAAGACAAACCTGAAATTAATCAGTGCTAATATGTCATTCTAAAAAATATATTTATGGTTACACAAGAAGAGATTAAGGCGTTCCTAGAAGGGAATGACCCGGAAGAGCACATCGTTGCTATTGAGTATGATTACGCATCGGACTCAATCTACAAAATTAAAGAAATCCCTGGTCAGGGAAAAATAATCAAAAAAGACACATTTACGGCATTTGCTTGGGTTGGTGATTTAAGAGATTTGAATTTTTATTCAAAGTCCAAAGACCAACAACGAGACGCAATGAAAAAACACGGAATCATCATTGAGAAGTTAGAAACCAAAGGTAATGAGAGATTAGAAAAAGGTCTCAAATATATGGTTAAATCAATGAAGGGTTATCGTTCTCTTATCCAATTCTTTAGGGATGGTGGTGTTGACCCGTGGGGTGAAAAAACAAAAGGAAAATTAACGGTACTTCCACCGGTAGAACAATTCCTTATTTCAAGAGAGAAAAGGTTATTCAAAGGGTATGAGGAATACAACGACATCACCCGACTCGGATTTGACTTGGAGACGACTGCTTTAGAACCTAAAGATGGTCGTATATTTATGATTGGAATCAAAACAAATAAAGGTTATCAAAAAGTTATTGAGTGTGCCGATGAAGACCAAGAAAGAAAAGGTTTAGTGGAATTCTTTAATATTATCGATGAACTTAAACCATCAATTATTGGTGGATACAATTCGGCAAACTTTGACTGGTTTTGGATATTTGAGAGATGTAAAGCTCTTCATTTAGATATCAAAAAGATTGCTAAATCTTTAAATCCTGCAAGACCTATCGGACAAAAAGATGGTATGTTAAAACTTGCTAATGAGGTAGAGAGATTCTCACAAACTCAATTATGGGGTTATAATGTGATAGATATTATCCACTCTGTTCGTAGAGCACAAGCAATCAATTCAAGTATTAAGTCAGCCGGTCTTAAATACATAACTCAATATATTAAAGCCGAAGCGCCTGACCGAGTTTATATTGACCATTTAGAGATTGGTCCGATGTATGCCAAAAAAGAAGAATATTGGTTAAATGTTGAGAATGGAAAATATAAAAGAGCCGATAATCCGGACTTCAATAATTTAGACACAAGATTCCCCGGTAAATACTTAAAGGTGACAGGTGATAATATTGTGGAGAGATATCTTGACGACGATTTAGAGGAGACGTTGACAGTGGATGATGAATTCAACCAAGGAACGTTTCTACTCGCATCGATGGTACCAACAACATATGAAAGAGTTTCCACAATGGGAACCGCAACTCTATGGAGAATGATTATGTTGGCTTGGTCTTATAAGAATAAATTGGCTATCCCCGCTAAAGAAGAGAAGACGGATTTCGTAGGAGGACTTTCTAGACTACTTAAAGTGGGATACTCTACCAATGTATTAAAACTTGACTACTCTTCATTATACCCATCCATTCAGTTGGTACACGATGTGTTTCCCGAGTGTGATGTAATGGGGGGAATGAAAGGTATGTTAACTTATTTCCGTAATGCTCGTATTATGTATAAAAACTTAGCGTCCGAATATAAATCAATTGATTCTAAAAAATCATTATCATACGATAGAAAACAATTACCTTTAAAAATCTTTATTAACTCAATGTTCGGTGGATTATCAGCTCCCCATGTTTACGAATGGGGTGAAATGAATAGTGGAGAACGAATTACTTGTACGGGACGACAATATCTTCGTCAGATGGTAAAATACTTCGTTAAACGAGGTTATACTCCTTTGGTACTTGATACCGATGGTGTTAACTTTAGTTTACCTGAAGGTGGTGTTGATGATAGAGTTTATATCGGGAAAGGATTAAATTGGTTGGTTAAAGAGGGTAAAGAATATAGAGGATATTATGCCGACACTGCCGAGTATAATGATTTGTTTATGAAAGGTGAGATGGGATTAGATTGTGACGGAACTTGGGATTCTTGTATTAATTTAAGTAGAAAGAATTACGCCACGATGGAATCCAATGGTAAAATTAAATTAACGGGGAACTCAATTAAATCTAAAAAATTACCATTATACATAGAAGTATTTTTGGATAAAGGGGTTAAATTGTTATTGGAAGGGAAAGGACAAGAATTTATTGAGTGGTATTTTGAATATCACCAAAGAATCTTTGACCAACAAATTCCATTAAAACAAATCGCTCAAAGAGCAAGGGTTAAATTGTCAGTTGACGATTATAAAAAACGATGTACTCAAAAAACAAAAGCGGGTTCGCTTATGAGTAGAATGGCTCACCTTGAACTGGTTATCAAACACGATTTAAAAGTATCGTTGGGTGATGTTATTAGTTATGTTAATAACGGAACTAAAGCTTCTCACGGAGACGTTCAAAAAATAACAAAAAACAATTATACTAAAAAAGAATTAGATTTATTTACATCTGTTAATGGTATGGAACCAGAAAACAAAACAAGCTCAACAATACAACTTAATTGTTATCTATTAGACCAAACCGAGATTGAGAATAATCCCGATTTAACCGGTGATTATAATGTTCCGAGAGCAATCTCAACATTTAATAAAAAGGTTGAACCTTTATTAATTGTTTTTAATAAAGAATTGAGGGAAAGTTTGTTAATTACCAATCCGGAAGACAGAGGGTTTTTTACTAAAACACAATGTGAATTAATTGGGGGTGTTCCGAATAAAGAGGGTGACCAAGATACGATTGAGGATTTATTAACTATCACCGATTTAGAATTAAAATTTTGGGAGAGAGTTGGTGTTAGTTCTGAATACATTTATGACTTAGCTGAACCAGGATGGGAAGAACATATTAGTTAAAACAGAAAAGGTGTCGAATACGACACCTTTTTTTATTCTAATTTTAAACCATCACTTGAGACGATATACCAATTATTTTCTATTAAATAAAATTCGACACAAGCTCCTTTATCAATAAAAATTTCATCATAATACTCATCAATTTTGTTTGAGCTTGGGGTGATATAAACTTTTGTTAATGCTTTGATGATTATATGTTCTGTAGTCTCCGAATCTAAAACTATCCTACATTCATTAACACCTTTGGCCAATATTAAAACCTCACCTTTAGTATTATAAACTTCGTCCGTGATAACTTTTTTTATATCTTGGACATTAACTTCATAAACTTCATTATAAAATCTTTTATCCCCAACTACTTTTTTTTCTGTTTGTCTATTTAAATTTAACATATTTTTTAAATCACATAAATTTGTCTTGGCATTGCTCTAAATTTCAAAGATTTATTTAAATTCTCTGCTAATAAAGCTTCTCTTTCCATCATTTTATCTGGTCGTAATCTCTCCAACCTTAATTTTAATTCTTCTTCAAGTTTTGATTTTTCGTCTGCACCTTCTGTTGCTAATGATGCGTAATCCATAGTTAATTCACTATCCGGTGTTTTAACATTCCCACTAAATTTACCTCTAACTCTTGCCAATGTTTGTTTTACATATGCAGTAAACCATCTTCTAACCCATTGTTGAGCAGGGTTATTTAAATCAACCCAAGAAATTTCTTCAAATGGAACATCAGAAGGGAGTGTAATAATATCCGGATTTGCTTTTAAACATTTATCTCTATCCGCCGGACCAACATCGTAGTACCAATACCATACCTTACCTCTTGTTAATGTTGAATTACCAAAGTCAAATTTACCACCTGGTGTATTCATTAAGTGTAATGCTTTTTTACCATCAGGAAGTGCGGTTATTCTATATGTTAATTCACCTGCGATTATTCTTCTTTGAATATTAATTTCTTGCATTCTCAATAACATATCAAAGGCCGGCATCATAAAAAACGAACCTGACATACCCATTTGTGAAAAACCACCAGGTCCACCTAAACCACCGGCACCTAAAGCTCCGAAAGTCCAAGGGTCAAATAATAAATTATTAAGTTCTGCGGGGGTAAACCATAAAACCTCATTAATTTCTCTATTTGCAGGAATTTCATATATTTGTTGATTCCGTTCAAGTTGTATATAATCTTTTTTAAGTTCCCAATCACCACCAGCCTGTAATCCAACAATTTTAGAATACGCATAGGTGTATCTTGTTTCAAAATCTAAACTTTTTGTTATAAAAGCTTTTGATAATGATTGTGTATCAAGATTAAGATTATATAAGGATGTCCATTGGGATTCTATTAACCAATCTTGGACATATTGGGAATAATCACCGATAGATAATTCTAACAAACTATCCATCATTTCGTCCTCAATTTCTATTGAGCGAAGTGGTGCACCAAGTAAATGTTTAATTCTCGTGTATAACGCGGTTCTTTGAGGTTCTGGGATTATTGACATAGTTCTTTTTATTTATAAATATCAATTTAATGAATAAATTAAATCTCCTTTAGGAAAAACATATTGTCCATTAACGATTTTTGAATTTTTATTTCTGAAAATTAAAACATCTTTATTATTTCTAGTAAAAATTAACCAATCTGTGTAGTATTTTTTAACGGCACCTGAACCAATAACGGTAATTTCTTCACCGGTAGCTTCAATACTTCCAAATGGCTTTATTTGACTACTTAATTTTCTACCGTTAATGATGACTTCACAATCTACACCACCAATCATATCGGCTTTACTCCCTAATTTACCAATGGCGTTAACATTATCTTTCCCAAATTTTTTCTTTAAAATCTCAACTGTTTTATCTTCACGAGCTTGTCCCCAAGTATCGGTTTGGGTTAAAACTTTCATAATGTTTTGAAATGTTGCTGAAGTTTGTTTAAATATTCTAAATTTATATTCGTGTAAGAAAATAAGGAATTTTTTAGTTTCCTCAATTTGTTCAGCAGGTTTTAAACCAACAATTTTAATTTCAGGTAAATTTGCGGATTTTAAAACTTGATTTGTGTCGTTAAGAAGAACACAGAAACAACTATAGTTTGTGTTTAATTTATTTAAGACAGAACGACCATCTCTTTCTAAATCATAGACCCCCGACATTTCACCTTTAGCGTATTCACCATATCCATAATAGTTATCCGGAAAAACTTCTTTAAGGATGTGATTAATACCTTCCATAAAAATTTGTTTAATTTTCGGGTTGATATTAAAAACCATACGAATAGCTTCGTTTTCTTCTCTACTACATCTTTCTGATTTACCTTCAGAAATTACAGATTTAAAATTTAATGATTCATTTAGTTTAGTCTCAATTCTCATTGTATATAGTTTATTAACAAATTCCCAATTAACACATTTCCAAAAATTCTTAATATAGTCATTTTTTTTATTTCTATATTTTAAATAATATGCGTGTTCCCATAAATCTAATCCTAATATTGGATAACCTCCGTCGTCTATAACATTCATAAGAGGGTTGTCTTGATTTTCTGTGGTTACGATTTTTAGGGTATTTCGTTTTGTTAAAACTAACCAAACCCAACCTGAACCAAATTTTTCTTGAGCAATTTCCTCAAACTTATTTTTAAACTTGACAAAGGTAGTGAAATCTTTTTTAATTTGCCTAATAATTTCACCATTTGGTGTTTGTTTTTTTGGGGTTAACATTTTCCAAAACAATGCGTGGTTAAAAGCTCCTCCGGCATTGTTCCTAATTGTCTTATCAAATCTACTTATTGATTTAATAATTTCTTCTAATTCTAAATCACCATAATCTTTCTTTTTAAGGGCTGAATTTAATTTATCAACATATCCTTTATAGTGTTTATTATAATGGTAATTCATTGTTTCAGCATCAATAAATTGTTTTAATGCTGAATAGGCGTAGGGTAATTTCTCTATCCCTATTTTTTTCATCTCATTAATGAACATTTGTTGATTTTCGTAGGTTTCAACTTTTTTTAGTTCTTCTGTTATGAGATTGATTTTTTCTTCAATCTTTTTCATTTGGCTTATTTGTTATATAAATATCTTAACAACCGAATTAACCTCGGTTGTTAATTTTATTCATAAGTTCTCCGATGAAATCACCCTTCTCTTCTATATTATCGCCCATTACGGTATTAATATTTTGTTTCTTATGATTCACCATATCATAAATGATTCCTTCTATACTATTATAGAATATTGGGTAATAAACTGATACCGAATTTTTTTGTCCATATCTATATGCTCTATCCTCAGCTTGTGCTAGGTCACCAGGAACAAAAGATAAGTCATTGATGATTACAGCTTCAGCGGCGGTTAAAGTTATACCAACTCCGGCTGCCTTCACATTACCAACAAACACTTTAATCTTTTCATTATCTTGAAATTGGTCAACAGCGTATTGTCGTTGAGGTTTTGATGTTGAACCATCTAATTTAACCGCAATTTTTCCAAAATGTTCGGCAATCTGATTTAATGTGTCCGTAAAATTGGTGAAGATAATAACTTTTTTATCCTGTTCTAAAATGTTTTCAGCCAACTCTATTGTGTCTTTAATTTTTTCTTCCGCAATGACTTGACGAACTTTCATTAACTTACTGAACTGAACGGTAAGTGATGTTGATTCATCAGGGTTTTTATTATACCAATCATAATATTCACCCATCAACCCTTCGTAAAGTTTTGATTTTAATCTTAAATAAATTGGTGTGATAATTTTTTCAGGTAAATCTAAAACTTCGGTTTTTAATCTTCTTAAAACTTGTCTTGATGTTCTGTCTCTTAATTCTTCCAAATTTGATGCTCCCGAAACATTCCATATTTTTCTTTTTCCTGCCATAAATTGATAACCTTGACAATATCGTATTGCGTAAGCCATCCAATTTTGGGAAACCGGACTCTCAATAAGAGATAATAGGTTAAAGTAATTCATCGGACGATTTGTCATAGGTGTCCCCGTTAACAACCACACTCTTTCACAATTTTTAGCAAAACTATTAACAAGTTTAGTTCTTGCCGCTTGTCCATTACTCACATAATGAGCTTCGTCCAAAATAATTAAATCAAAATTTCCTTGAGTGATTAAAGATTCTGTTTTACCTTTAAGGTCGTAAAAATTTTTAAGGATATCGTAATTCACAATCACAAAATCGTGTTCTATTGAGAAATTCTTACCTTCAGAAATATAAACACTTCTATCGGTATAGTTCTCAATCTCTCTTTGCCAGTTAATCTTTAGGGATGCCGGACAAACAATTAGTATTTTCTTCGCTCCCGTTTCTAATGCGGCAATAATGGTGGAAGTTGTCTTACCTAGTCCCATATCGTCGGCTAAAATAAATCTTTTTGAACCGGCAAGTTTCTCAATTGCAAGTTTTTGATGTTCAAGTGGGGGACGATTAGAATATTTTTCATAATCAACCACAACATCTTTAATTGTGTGTGTTTTAATTAAAGCACCCTTCGGTAACCAAAATTCGTTAATAGTTTCACCGGATAGAACTTTACCCCAAATATGATACGATTTTTCTTTCTCAACTAATAACTTTTCCACCCATACTTGTTCGGGAATATTTGTCAATAGTTTTTCATCGGCAATTTTTTTGGCGAAGTAGGGGTCT